ATGAGCACCTGGACTGTTGACCGTTCCAAGGTTCTCCAACCCGATGAAATCACTCTGGTCTTGGCCGATCTTCGCCGCAAAGCCCGTCGATCCACCAATTCCCGGATGAACCTGATCGTGTTCCGGTTGGCCACGTGCTGCGGCCTACGGGCTTCTGAGATCGCCGGCCTGATCCTCGGCGACGTGCAGGTGGACAACAGCCGACCGTCGATTCGGGTTCGGCGTGAGATCGGCAAGGGCCGTAAGGCCCGCAAGGTGCCGCTGACCTGGGATGCCGGCACGCTGGCCGATCTGGTAGAGTGGAAGCGGTTTCGCCGCGAGCAGGGAGCGACCGACGACGACCGGTTCATCTGTTCGCAACACTGCGATGCCCTGGGCAACGCCCTCGACCGCCGGAACCTCCGCAAGCGGTTCAAGGCGTGCTGCAAGGTGCTGGGGCGCGAGCGGCAAGCCGGCCTGACGATTCATGATGGCCGCCATTCCTTTGTCAGCCACGCCCTCCACGGCGGCCGGAGCATCGTCGAAGTGCGGGCCGCCGCCGGGCATTCCAGCCTCGCCACGACCAGCATCTACGCCCACCTGGTTGACACCGACGACAAGGTGGGCAACCTCTTCGACTTCGGCGGCTGACCCGAAGGGGTCTATTTGGCCGGGGGGCTATTTTGACCGGTCTGGCAGTCGCCATCTTTACGGCGCTTGCGCTGCGCGGCGCTTGGCCAGTCTTGCAACTTGCCTACCGCCCCAGCGCCCTTTGCCGCCTCGGAGACTGCTGGCAGGCTTCGCCAAAATCGCCCTGTCGAACCCGAAGGGCAACGTTGTGGCCATCTACCACGCCACACGGCCGCGATTCGGCGGCTCCCACTATATCCGAAGCACCGTTTCCCATTCTGAACCACGCTGAATGCCGACACACGGCGGCATTCTCGGCGCTCGAATGTCGATCCTGCCCATGCAATGATCTTCGCAGGCCAAGGACGCTCATGGCCCTTGCGCCCGCAAGCGTCGTCCGCTGCCCGTGTCACGCCGGCCTCGGGTTCTTGCTGGCTCCAGCGCTCGCATACTGCTTTCCAACGGCAGCCAGAACTGCTCAATGCCATGAGCCTGCCCCATTATGAGCGAGCGCGTCCGAGGCAAGGCACGGCGGCTATCGGCCGCACGCGAAATACGTGGATAGCAGCAGTATCATCGGTCCTGTTTAGGGCGCATTGCCAAGGCATGATTGCTGCCGGAGACGACGACCTCCGTGTCGTTGCGTGCGCGGCCGGTGATTCGGCGCGATCATGGCGAGCTGGAAACCGCGCATCGGATCACCGGCCAGAATTCTCCCGCAGGTTTCTCTGCGGACGCGATTCGCTCGCGGTTTAGCCGCAGCCGGCGGCTGCCTTCGCGTCGCTGAAACCGCGATTCGATTTGCGAGCGGACATGGCGATAAAGCGCAGAAGCTTCTTTGTGCAAGGTCTTGCGCAAGAATCGACGCGCGTTTGCAGAATCCGCGCGGAATCGGCCGGAATCGGTTGCCGACAGGGCGATAGAAGGGAATAGAAGCTATGTGGTCGCAACATGTTTCACAACTCAGGAGCAACAGCAATGACGAAGCAACCCTTGTTCGACGTGTCTCGTTTCAATCGCATTGCCGACAAGTACAACATCCCTTGGATTGACCGGATTCCCCTTATCGAAACCGTTTGCTGGGGTAGCAAGGGTTGGCTCGATTTCCCCCTTGTCGCCAAACTGCGCGGCCGATGGAACGGATACCGGCGCAATGCCGAATACGGCGCGTTCATGGGCGAAGTTATGTCCGCGCTGTCCGGGGCTAACAAGGCGCGCCCTATAACAGTGTAATCGGGGCGCGCCGAGAAGCTAGAACATTCTGCGCAAGGGCAGGGGAAACACCCCTGCCCTTTTCTGTTGCGCGGCAACCTGCCCGATGCCAGTAGGCCCGATGCCCGATTCCGGTTGACGGGGAATGATCGGAAGGGGGCAAGGTTGCCGCAACGTTCAACCTGGAATGCTGGCATCGGGCAGGTTGACGCAACCTTGCCCCTGTTGACCTGGAATGCTGGCATCGGGAATCGGGCAGGTTGCTTTCCCTTTGCTGGCATCGGGCAGGTTGCTTCCCTGAAACTGGCATCGGGCAGGTTGCTTTCCTGTTACTGGCATCGGGCAGGTTGACGCAAGCGCGGTAACGTAACCGCGCGGCAACCTTACCGCGCCCGAAGCTACGTTCCCTCACGCGCGGTTACGTTACCGCGCCGCGCGGTTAGCTTACCGCGCCCCTAGCTTACCGTAACCGCGCCCGGACCGCGCCCCGCGCAACCCGCCCGATGCCCTATCCTCAAGTAGGGCAAGACTGCTTTTCATCCCCATTGCGGAATGTCAATCGGGATGAAAACGCCCCCGCAAGCTAGCGAATTTGACTGCAAAATCATGGGAAAGCAGTCAAATCGGCAAAGGGGCAAGCATCGGGCAGGTTGACAACCTGCCCGATGCCCGATGCCGACCATGTGGGGAGGGTCAAATTCACTACGACCGATCCAGCCGGCACGAGCGGCACAACCGGCCGCTCCTTCGTCTCCGGTCAGGCGGGTGGCGAGAGGGTCCGACGCGGCAGCAACGGTGGGAAACCTCTCTCGAACCCCTCTCATGGTAGGTGAAGATGGTTAGCCTTTTCACTAACCCGTATATTATCGCCATACTGCGCAAATCAAATAGAAAGCGCGCATATAACTGTAATGTGCGGGTTAGCAGAAGGCTAACCACAGACCCTTGCACTTAAATCATTGAGTGGCAAGGACTTGAATGCGATTTCTCGCCCATTCTGGGGTTGAGAAAGGCTAACCACCACCTGCCCGATGCCTGACAATGGCGATCAAACCCGCCCGATGCCTGAATCCTGTCGCCTGCGGGTGGCAGGTAGCGTGGCGCGGCAAACCTACTCGTCTTCGTCGAGCGCATCCCGGCGGTCGGGCAACGGACCCTCGTAGTCGGCATCCATCGACGTGTACATGGGGAACAATCTCTCCCACGGGCCAAAGCCGGCCTTGGTGGCGATTTCGAGCAGCGCTAGGGTCCGGGCTTCTTCCCCGACCCGCAGCCCCGTCGCAAGGTACTGTTCCCCCGTAACAAACTGGATGAGCGCCCCGGTCGGCCGGATGAGGATGTCCCGGATCGCCAGACCCGCGGCCATGAGCCGGCAGACGTTATTGAGCGATGTCTGCGGATCGCCCGTTTCCTTGTCCAGCGGGATTCCGTCATTCTCCGGCTGGTACGACTGCACCCCTTCGCGGAACATACGCAACGGCGGGGTCACGATGTCCATAGGGAGTCTCCGGTTTGCCAGTAAGTTTCCACAATTGCCCAGTTTAGGATAGTTGCCCCTATCTTATTCGGCAACTCCAGTCCCCTGAATCATGCCATGCGCACGAAACAAAGTAGACTTCGGTCGGGCGCAATTTACCTTACCCTCAATGGTGGTGTATGATCGGCGGAACGTCAAGTCCGGTTCCCGCCGAAAGTACGACGACTACCATGAAACAGTACGTCCTCTATTACCGAGTTAGCTCCAAGAAACGCAAGAAGTCGCATCTCGACCCGGAATCGCAGAAGGTCGCGGCCCACCGATTCGTCGAGTTTAACGATGGTGAGATCATTGCCGAGTACACCGAAGTTGAGACCGAGACCAATAAGCGCCATCGCCCTGCATTGCGTGAGGCGGCAAGTCGCGCTCGTTCGGCCGGGGCGTGCCTGGTGATCGCCAAGCTGGACCGGCTTGTGTGGAACATGCCGTTCATTTCGGCCTTGATGAAATCCGGGGTGGAGTTCGTCTGCTGCGACAACCAGCACGCCAGCCAGCTCACGCTCCACATCCTGGTCGCGGTCGCGCAACAACACAGCCGAAAGATCAGCGAGAGGACAAAGGCCGCAATGGCTGAGGCGAAGGCCAAGGGCATCCCGCTCGGTTCTCACCGGCCTGGACACTGGGAAGGCCGCGAGCATTGCCGTGGCTGGAAGAAAGGGAGCAAGGTGGCGTCCGTGCAGCGGAGCGAGCAGGCGGCGGAAGTCTACTCCTTCCTGATGCCGAAGATCAAAGAGATGCGGGAGGCTGGCCGCACGATGCAGCAGATCGCCGACACCCTGAACGCCGAGGGGCACCGCACGACGCGCGGGAAGCCTTTTGGCGAAGTTTCGATCCACCGGCTGATTGATCGCTACCTGGGCAAGGAACTCTTGGGCAACAATAAGTGGAAGATGGCGAAGGCAAAGTAGTGGTCTGGCCGCGGCGGCGATGTTCAGTATGGTTCTCGCCCCGGTGGTCTTTCGGCCGTTTCGGCACGCCCCTCCTCTGGCCGGCATGACCGCCGGGCGCTAATCACCGGGCGGGCAAGAGGACCGTGATCCGCAGCGCGACGAAGAAGTGCCAAAGGCGGCAACATTGATACGTCCGGGCGGAACGCATCTCGACAGGCGCACGCTAAAGACCGGTTCATTTCTCGACGACGATGGGAAGGACTTCGAGCCGTCTCGGTCCACGTGTCTCGCGCCTGTAAGGTAGACTTGCTTGGAGGAAGTAATGCCCCGCTCTTCGAGATTCCCTGCTTCGATAAGCCGCCGCGCACTGTCTCAGATGATCTCATCGCGGGGTTGTATTACAAATTGCAGATCATCGCTCACGAGCGATGTGAATGGGAAGACAACACGCACCACAATCGTGCGTCAGATCTCCTGGACCGCCGCCGTGATCCCGCCGCTGGCCACTTTGGCGGCGATCTCGGTCGCCACCGCGATTGCCGGCCTGCCCAGCGGGATTGTCTGGGGCTTGGGCTTATTCGCTGCGTACGCGCACGGATCGCGGCGTCTGATCGGCGGCAGGCATCGCCGTGGCGTGGCGCTGTTGAAGCAACGTCGCTACAGAGAGGCGATTGCGCAGCTTCAGGAAAGCCTTGCATTCTTCGATCGGCATCCGTGGATCGACCATCTGCGCTGCATAGTTTTGATGAACCCATCCGCCGCCAGCTACCGCGAGATGGACTTGACAAACATCGCTTTTTGCTGGACACAGCTCGGCGACCGCAAGCGCGCCCGCGAGTGCTACGAGACCTGTCTGGCCCGGTTTCCTGGCAACCGTCTGGCCAGCACGGCGATTCGGGCGTTGGACGCCGGCAGACGCGCCGGCTAGTGGACGCCGAGGAAGAACGCCGCACGTATCTGATCTTTCACCCTGGGTCGATCTTGAAGGGGCTGATCGACAAGAATGCCTTTGACTGGGGCAGGGTCGGCTGAGCAGTCCCGCTTGATCCAGTATCAGGCACGGATCGTGGCCCTTGAGCTGACGGGTAGTCGCGGAATCTGTCAGCCGGCTGTGTTCTTGAGGGCATCGGGCAGGTGGCGTCGTCATAAACGGCCTTCTTCGCCTCGAAAATCGACTCGACCGGCCGCTTTCTCCATTGGTGTCGTCAGCTCGGGCGGATGACCCTCGCTGATCGGCGTCTTTCCCTGCTGCGCGTCCAGCGTATAAACGCTTTCTTCTCCGCATCCGCCGCCCTTGCTCTGAAGCATCTTGGGCTGGGCGCGGGCCGGCTGCCGCCGCCCTGGAAAATCCTGAAATCCCGGAGGATTCTTTGGAAAAAAGCGCGTTTTGGGCCTCATGTGTAGTGTGGAGACAAATGCGCAATGCAGCGAGTGCTCGAACCTGCCGACCCGTCCCGATGCAAGGGCGTCAACTCGGAGGGCCAATGCTGGAACCTGGCGGAGGAGGGGTCGGACTACTGCCGGGCGCATCACGGCGTCAACCTGGCACCTGCCCGGAACATGAGGCAGTACCTCCTGACGAAGGTGGAGGAGCGGACGAGGCTGGCCTGCTTCGCCGAGCATGACGAGATCAAGTCGCTCCGGGATGAGATCGCCCTGAGCCGTATGCTGATCGAGAAGCTGTACAACTCGATCCAGAACCACGCTGATTTGCTCGTTACCTGCGGCCCGCTCAACAAGCTCTTGCTGACCGTTGACACGTTGGTGAAGGATTCGCACAAGCTTGAGCAGAGTTTGGGCAATCTGCTCGGGCGGCCGGCTGTGCTCCGCCTCGGTCAGCGGATCGTTGAAATCCTTATGGTGCGGCTGGAAACGATACCGGGCCACGAGCGGCTGGTGGACAGCATTCTCGACGACCTGGGGCCGACGATCAATTCGGCGACCAACGAGACGGAGAACGTGAAGGCCGCCCGCGCTCTGCCGTCGCCCGAGGCTCGATGAATCTCGTCTGGTGTAGATCGTGCGGCAGCCGTCCCGCAATGTTCAACGAAGACCGTTGCGAGAATTGCTGGGCTGACGACCAGCACCGCAGCGACAGGCGACGGCCCGCCAACGTCCACACGATGGTCAACAGTTCGCGGGAGGTGAACGATGCTCCGGTATCGGAAGAACCCGTTCATCCCCGACGAGATAAAGGCAGGGGACATAATCGGGTTCAGCGGCGATAGCTGGCTGAGCGCGCTGGTCAACATCGCGACTTATGGGTTGCCGTTCTGGGGTTTGAGTCACGTTGGCATTCTGGGGCACGCGGACGACGGCCGCTTGCTGCTCTTCGAGTCCACACAGCTTGATGGCTTGCCTTGCGAGATCAGCGGCGAAGTGTTCCTGGGAACGCAGGCCCATCAGTTGGAGCACGTCGTCAACGTCTACAAGGGAAAGGTCTGGCACTACCCCTTGTATAGGCCGCTATATCCAACCGAAGACGAACGCCTAACAAAGTTCCTGATGGCGACGATCGGTACGCCTTACGACAGACTCGGGGCATTTCGTTCGGCGGGCGTCGGTTTGTCATGGGTCGAGTCGCTACTGCATCACGACAATCTCAATTCCATTTTTTGTTCAGAGTGGTGTTGTGCGGCCCACACCTACATCGGCGTCTTTCGCACGGACAACGTGAGCCGCTGGTCGCCAAACAGACTTGTGCGCCGCCTGCGTCGAGCTGAGATTCTGCGGACACCTCGGAGATTGAAGTGAAGACGATCCCACTGACGCAAGGCAAGGAGGCACTGGTAGACGATTGCGACTACGAGTACCTGATGCGGTGGAAGTGGCATTTTCTTCGCCGCGGAGGGACCGGGTACGCGAAACGTAATCGCACCAGCGGTTGCGACCAAAAGCTTATGCATCGTCTTATTGCTGGCCGCTGTGGATTGGACGTAGACGGCGGAGATGTTGACCACATTGACGGCGACGGCTTGAACAATCAGCGAAGCAATTTGCGAGCGGCGTCACGGTCCCAAAACAACGTGAACTCAAAGCGGCCGAAAAACAATACTTCCGGGTTCAAAGGTGTTTACCCGCGCTCCTGGGACGGAAAGCCAGTCGCCCAAATCGGTGTTGACGGCCGCCGGGTATATCTCGGCACTTTTGATGATCCGCGTGATGCCGCTAGGGCGTACAACGACGCCGCCTTGAAATACTTTGGAGAGTTCGCGTGCCTGAATCCGCTATGAAACGATTGCTGCTGGTGCTCGCGTTGCTGGCTCCCTTCGCGGGTTGTGAATCGCCAAGGCCATTTCTCCCGCGAGTAGTCACGAAGGAACTGCCCACGATCAACGTGCCGCTGGCCGACCGCCAGGCAAATTGGATCGGTAGTCAGCGCGAGGGCTCCTGCACCTGGGCCACGATGGTTTCCCTATTGCGCTGGCAGGGACGTTATCGAACGGCCGATTGGATCAGATCGCACTATGGCGATGGAGAATGGCCCGAAGACTACGCTGCGAAACTCGACAAGGCTGGCGTGCGATACGCCTACGTGACCAATGGCGACGTGACGTTCCTGGAAGTGGCTTGTCGCACAAGACGAGGATGCGGCATCACGGTAATGGGTGGTGCGCACTTTGTCGCCCTCGTGCATCTCGACGAAAAGTGGGCCGCGATCCTTGATAACAACAGCCTCTCCAAGTTCAAGTGGGTTCCGCGTGCGACCCTGATCGCGGAGTGGAAGGCGAGTCACGGCTGGGCCGTGACGCCGATCTACACGCCGGCCGCCCCGCTTCCGCAGTAACCGTTCACCTTCAACAACGAGGAACACCATGAGTCGAGTTCTTTTGAGCATCGCCCTGCTGCTCGCCTGCTTCGCGTCTGCCGTGTGCAGGGCGGATGTCGTCAACGGCGTGCTGGCCGAAGAGCGCATCGTGAGCCTGCCCAACGACCAGGCCAAGTGGTACATCAGCGTGGTCGGCAACTGCAACGACGCGAAGTACAAAACGATCCTGGACTGGTTCGACAGCACGCCCAGCCTCAAGAAGCTAAAAGTACAGGTCCACTTCTGCCCGGTCACGACGGACACCGCCATCTACAAGGAACGTTACGCCCCAAACACCAAGGCGCTGCCGATGGTGCGGATGCAGAAGCCGGACGGGGTTGTGATCTACCAAGCCTGCGGCAGCGACATCCCTATGACGGGCCAAGGGCTGAACGGGGCGTTGGCCGGCGCGGTCAACAGTGCCCAGGGCATCCGCCCGATTCTGCCGTGGCGAAGGGAAATGGAGAGACGCTGCCCTGGTCCTTGCCCTGGTCCCGGTCCTTGCCCGAATCCCAACCCGCAGCCGACCCCGCAACCCGATCCTGAACCGGCCCCGATCGACGACGGTAGTGCCCCGAACGTTGATCCCGTCGAGCCGGAAGGCCCGGCCGACTGGCTGTTGGTTCCGTTCTGCGGCGTCGGCTTCCTGACCGGCCTGGGAATCGGTGCCGGCAAGAAGCTCAAGGAGAAGCTGACGCAGAAGTAGTGTCTCGTTTGCCCGGTTCCTGTCTCGTTTGACCATTCCGCTGCAACGCAGCAAACCTCGAAACAAGTGGAGAACAAGCGATGTCCCCGACTCTTGTGATCTGGATTCTGGCAGTGGCCGTGTGCGTCCTGGTTGGCCGCGACCTGGGCAAGTGGCTCTTCGGCGCGAACGAGAAGCTGATGACGAAGAAACGGGCCGCGCAGAAGTTGGCCGGCGTGCTGCGTGACAACGGCCTCAAGCTGCTGCCGCAGTTGCTCGAAGACTTCGCCGTGGGCGACGTTCACGACATGGTGGAGAAGATTCACGATGTCTGCAAGGTGGTTGACGCAGGCAGCGATGCCATCGTGAAGGAACTGGAAGGCACCTACGAGAACGTGCTGGCCAAGAAGCTGGCCACGCCCGAGGGCCTGGCCTATATCAGGGCGAAGATCGCCGAGATCGAGGGTGCCCAACCCGAGGCTTCCGCGCCCGACGCACCAAAGCCCACCGTTCCGGCCAAGTCGTAACGTCCGATTGACAAGCATCCTGGGTCGTCAGCCCTGCGGTCATACGCGGGGCTGACGGCCATATCGGTCTTCGTGGAGATTGGACGATGCGCAAGACCAACACCTTCCTGATGCACGTAGCGTTGCCGTTGGCGGCGATGGCGCTGGCATTGAGCTTCGCCGGCTGTGAAGCGCCACCGGAGAACAACTGTGGCCCGTGCAGCCGCCCCAAGGTGTTGGCCTTCACAGCTTCTTGGTGCGTTCCCTGCCAGCGGGCCAAGTCAGTTCTTGTCCAAGTTCAAGCGGCCGGCGTGGACGTTGAGATCGTGGACATTGATGCCCGGCCCGACTTGGCGGCGAAGTACGGAGTGACCAGCGTGCCGACGTTCTTTGTTTACGCATGTGGCAAGAGCACCGTGCGGACTCAAGACGTTATGGTCGTCGTCCGCTCGTTTCCTTGGATGCGATTACCGTGATGCTGGATCATGCCTAGTCTAGCAGACGACTTGAGACAGACCATTCGGGACGGCATGGAGAGCAGGACACTCACGTCTTGTAGCCGCTGGGCCGAACGTCGCCGCGTGATGGGATCGCCCTTCGTCGGTCCTTACAGTTTCGCACGACACCCTTGGTGCAAGGAGATTCACGACAGCAAGGCGGCCTGGACAATTGCCATGAAGGCCGCCCAGTTGGGCGTCACGGAGACGGGGATCAACCGGGCCTTCTTCACGCTCGACAAGCTGCGGCGGGACGTGCTCTATGTGCTGCCGACGACCTTGAACGCGAGCGACTTTTCCAAGGCCCGCTTCGCCACCGCCCTGAAACTCAGCCCGTACTTGAAAGACCTGTTCGTCGATACGAACACCGTGGGGCTGAAATCGACCGGCCAGAACGTCCTTTACATTCGCGGGAGCCGCGGCGACAGCAACTTGAAGTCCATCCCGGTGTCCGAGTTGGTCTTGGACGAGATGGACGAGATGGACAATCACGCGGTCTGGCTGGCGTTGGAGCGCCTGTCGGGACAGGTCCAGAAGCACATCCTGGCAATCTCCACGCCGACCGTTCCGAAGTATGGCGTCCACAAACTGTACCTGACCAGCACCCAGGAGCACTTTTACTTCCGGTGTCCGCATTGCAGCCGATGGACGGAACTCATCTGGCCCGATTGCGTCGAGATCATCGGTGAGTCGGTCAATGATCCGCGGTGCAAGGAATCGTTCCTCAAGTGTAAGGAGTGCAAGCACAAGCTGGACCACGAGGCGAAGCCGGAGTTTCTGGCTGGCGGCACTTGGCACGTCACGGAACCGAACGTCTTGGCGGAAGAGTCGCGGGGCTTCTACATCAACCAGCTTTACTCGTCCACGGTGACGCCCGGCGAACTGGTCATTGCCTATCACCGCGGGTTGGGCGACGAAGCGGCGAACACGGAGTTTCATTGCAGCAAGCTGGGTGTGCCGTTCATTGGCGAAGGCGCTCAAATCACCGACGCGATGATCGAGGCCGCCTTGCGAGGCCACACGACTCAGGACGTGCGGCCGGCGACAGGCGGTCATCGCCTGATAACGATGGGGGTGGACCAGGGGAACACCGGCTATGTCTCGGTCATGGAGTGGCTGTTCGACCGACATCCGGGCGACGACATCAATGCGGCGGCCATCGGCAAGCTGTTGTGGTTCGGTAAGTTCCCAGGTGTGAATGACGCGGGCTGGTGCTACCTGGACGAATTGATGCGGGAGTGGCAAGTCCTGGCCTGCGTGGTAGACGCTGATCCATTCACGAATGACGCCCGCCGCTTTGCCAAGAAGTTTCACGGCTACGTGTGGCTGACGCGATACCGGCGAGGGCAAACGGCCAAAGAGGTGGCGATCAGTGAGGAGGAGACGGGTGCCCCGTTCGCCACCGTGGACAGGACGAACTGGCTTGACTGCACCCTCGGGCGCTTCAAGACGAACCCGACGCGAATCCATCTCCCCCGCGACATTTCGATGGAATACCGCGAACACCTGAAAAACATGGTCCGCACCTATAAGAAGGACGACACGGGCAACCCGGCGGCCGAGTACGTGAACACCGGCGCAGACCACTTCGCCCACAGCCTTTGCTATGCCGACATCGGCCTGTCGTTGGCTGCCACGACAAGCGGTAGCGAAGACGTTGAAAAGGTGATTTAGAGATGGCCGACCAGAAACCTCGCATCATCGACAGTCGCCATCCCTCGTACCTGGGCGATCAGACTGACTGGGGCAAGTGGCGGCTGACCTATTCCGGCGGTGAGGAGTTCCGCGATTCCTACTTGGAGCGGTTCACCACCAGGGAAGACAACACGGATTTCATCACCCGCAAGAACATCACCCCGGTCCCGGCCTTCGCCAAGGCGGCCATCAACGACATCCGCAACGCGATCTTCCAGCGGATGCGGGACATCACGCGGCGTGGGGGGAGCCAAGCCTACCAGAACGCCGTGGCCGGGCTGGACCTGGGCGTGGACCGCCGCGGCTCGACGATGAACGCCTTTTTCGGCGTCAAGGTGCTGACGGAACTGTTGGTCATGGGCCGCGTGGGCGTGTACGTGGACGCTCCGGCGGTTCCTGCCCCGCTGACGCTGGCCGAGGCGGGCGACGTGCGGCCGTACCTCTACAAGTACGACATCGAGGACATTTTGAGCTGGTCGTGCGGCAACGCCGAAGAGCCGAGCGAGTTCCAATCGGTGCTCCTGCGCGACACGGTGATGCAGTACGACGAGGAGTACCTGCTGCCGACGCGATCCGTGAGCCGCTACCGCCGGTTGTGGATCGACCCGAAGACCGGCCTGGTCAGCCTGCAATTCTACGACGTGGACGGAAAGCCGGTGAACCGCGAGGGCCTTCCGAGCGGTGCCTACCAATTGGAATTGACGCGCATCCCCTTCGTCATGCTTGATCTGGGCGACAGCATGATTAAGGACGTTTGCGCCCAGCAAGTCGCACTACTCAACCTCGGTTCGAGCGATGTGAATTACGCCTTGCGGAGCAACTTCCCGTTCTACATCGAGCAGAAGGACCTGCGGGCGGTCGGTGCCCATTTGAAGCCAGCGGCCAATGCGGATGGGACGGCGACAACCGGCGGCCAAGGCGCGGCCGACACCGACATCAAAGTGGGCGCGACCCACGGCCGGACCTACGACAAAGGGATGAACGCGCCCGCCTTTATCAATCCCTCGGCCGAGCCGCTGCGGGCGAGCCTGGAATTGCAGGACCGGATCAAGCGGGACATCCGCGAGTTGGTCAACCTGGCCGTGTCGAGCTTGGCGGTGCGAGTGTCGGCAGAGTCGAAGCAGATGGACAACCAGGGGCTCGAAGCCGGGTTGTCCTACATCGGATTGGTGTTGGAAAACGCCGAGCGGCAGATCGCCGAGCACTGGGCGGCCTATGAGGAACGGAGCGAGGCCCGCCGCGAGGTGGCGACGATCAAGTACCCGGATCGCTACAGCCTCAAGACGGACTCCGACCGGGTGAAGGAGGCCGAAGACCTGGTGAAGCTGATGTCGGCGGTGCCGGGGCGGAAGATCAAGCGAGAGCTTGCCAAGTGCGTCGTGCTGGCCCTTCTAGGCGGCAAGATCAGTGTCGGGAACATCGAGCAGATCAACCAGGAAATCGACAACGCTCATTTCACCACCAGCGATCCGCTGACAATTGTTCAAGCGGCCGAAGCCGGGTTGGTAGGCGAGCAGACCGCCTCCATCGCTCTGGGGTTCGATGACGACGAGTACCAGAAGGCCCGTGCGGACCATCTGGCCCGCATCGAGCGGATTGCCATGGCGCAGTCGCAGGGCCTCGGCGGCTTGGCGAAAGGCAGCGACCCGGCGGCCCGCGGCGTAGCGGACCTTTCCGCTGATCCTAATGCCGGCACGGACGAGAAGGCCGCCAGCCGTAATACCGACCTACGAGACACCACGGCCCGGCGCGTGCGCGGCAAGGGCCAGTTCACCGGAGAATAGGCCATGCTGGTTGACATTGATCGTGAATCGCAGGCCGAGTTTCGCACGGGCAGCGGCACCGTGGGCACGGAGGTGGTGCGTCTTGGTGCAGCCAGTGCCCGGCAAACGGTCACGGTGACGGCAACGGCGGGCCACTTCAAGTTGGCCGTCGATGGCGTCGAGACGGCAGACATCGCCTTCGACGCTGCGGCGGCAGCCGTGCAAGCGGCTCTGGAAGCGGTCGTCGGTGCGGGCAACGTCGCCGTCTCCGGCGATGCCGGCGGCCCGTGGCCCGTGGATTTCGCCGGGGCGCTGCGCTGGCAATTGATCGAGGCCATGATGGCGGTAGACGTGGACCTGGAAGGCGAGGGACATGATGTTGCGGTGACGGTCAACGAGCACGGCCACGCAGTTGGCTGGCCGGTAAAGAAGTACGTCATGCTTCGCGCCAACGGGGCCAACGGCAACGTCATCATGGTCGGTAATCGTGCCGACAACGCCGAGGACGGCTTCATCCTGTCCGCCGGCCAGCAGTCGCCGCCCATCTACGTGGACGATCTAGCGAAGGTTTACATCGTCGGTGGCGCGGCGGACCAAGGGTACTCGTGGATCGCTTGTTAGGGGGCGAGCAGTGGCGATCAACTTCGACTACTACGGCAAGCAGGACGGCGATACCGCGGCAGAACGGACTGCCGAGCCAACGGCCTACTTCGCCCAGCGGCTCCACGAGACTGCTTGGTCCGCTGCCCGCGATGCCGACCGGGAGAAGGCGCTCGTTGCCGCCACGCAGATCATCGACGGCCTGAACTTCAAGGGCTACAAGCACGGCGTTTACACGCTCTTGGACGCCAACTCGGCGGCGGACCCGAGCGACATCCAAGCGGCCGAGGCCAGCCAATCGCTGGAGTTCCCACGGGGCGCGGACACCGAAATACCCGAGGCGATCCGCCGGGCGTGCTACGAGATCGCCTACGCCTTGCTGGACGGCAAAGACCCGGAACTGGAATTGGAGAACCTGTCTGTGGAGTCGATGGGCTACGGGCAAGTGCGAACCGGCTATTCGCGGAACCAAGTCCCCATCGAGCACATCATCAACATGGTCCCCAGTTCCGTGGCGTGGCGGCTGTTGCGGCCGTTCCTGCGGGACGGGGATGCCGTGAAGTTGTCAAGAGTCAGCTAGGGCATGTCGCTCTGGCTTTTCACGACCGGCCTTTGAGCCGGGCCAGGCCCGCCGGCACTCACAACGGCGGGAGCAACCTGTTGAACCTTGAGAGGCGAAAGGTACGAGCAATGTTGAAGCGGTACTGGGCTGGTGTGCGGTTCGCTTGCTACGAGGGCGAAGGCGGAGACGGCGTGGGAGGCGCGGGTGGAGCAGTCGGTGGCGCGGCCAGTGGCGGCGCGGCTGGCAGCGTCAATGACGGTGGTGGCGGCAGCGGCGGCGGTGCGGCCAAGATGTTCACGCAGGACGACCTGAACAAACACTTGGCTGAGGACCGCCGCAAGCATCAGACCAAGTTGCAGGAGATGGAAACGAAACTCAAGGCCGCCCTGGACAGCAACACCTTGACCGAGAAGGACCGCAAGGCCCTGCAAGAGAACTTGGAAACCGTGCAAGGCCAATTGCGCAGCAAGGAAGAACAGCTTACCGTGGAGAAGAAACAGTTGCAGGAGCAGTATGCCGTGCAACTCAAAGAGGCCAACGAGAAGGCTTCCTTCTTCGAGAACCTGTACCGCGATTCGACGGTCGAGCGGGCACTGACCGATGCCGCCACGAAGCATGAGGCGTTTCAGCCCTTCCAGCTTGCCAACCAACTCCGCCCACTGACCAAGTTGGTCCCCGAGGTGGACCCGAAGACCGGCAAGCCTACCGGCAAGTACAAGCCGATGGTCGAGATGCAGGCCGTCAACCAAACGACGGGCGAAATGGAGACCAAGGCGTACACGCCCGAGGATGCCGTGAAGAAGATGAAAGACGATCCCGACACCTGGGGCAATATGTTCCGCTCCGGCGTCAGGTCGGGCATCGGATCGAGTTCGGCTACCGGCGGCCTTACGTCGGGCAACGGCCAGATTGACCTGCGGAAGATCACTCCGCAGCAATATCTGAAAATCCAAAAGGAGAACCCTGAGCTTCTGAGGACTCGGCCCACTGGCCGCCGTTAATCTTCCAGGGGATCGGATCGTGAGGCATGCGCTGTTGCGTGCTGACTCAAACTGAAACACCTGTGAAGTGGAGAACAACGATGCTTCGTAAGTATCATGCGCAGGTCCGTTACGCCTGCTACGAGAACGACCTGGACGCCTTCATCCCCGAGTTGTGGGCTGCCGCAGGCGTGGCCATGCTCTCGCAGAACACGGTCATGGCGGGCCTCGTCAACCGCGAGTTCGAGAACACCATCGCCAAGTTTGGCGACGTGGTGAACACTCGCAAGCCCGGCGAGTTCAAGATTCGCCGGAAGAAGGACGGCACCACCCTGGTGCAGCAAGACGCCACGGCGACCAACGTGCCTGTGCCGTTGGACCAGTGGTTCTACGAGTCCTTCGTCATCCGCGACGGGGAAGGCAGCAAGTCCTTCGAGGAGTTGACGACCATCTACCTCCGCCCGGCGATGCAGAGCATTGCCCTGGGCATCGACCGCGCCCTATTGGGCCGGGTCCATGCCTACCTTGGCGGCCCGAGCAACCGCGTCGGCCAACTGGGCGGCCTGTCGGCCAGCAACGCCAAGGACTACGTGCTTGAGGCCCGCGAGCGACTGAACGTCAACAAGTGCCCCGTGGACGGCCGGAACCTGGTCATGGCCCCCACCAGCGAGACGGCCATGCTCAAGACCGACCTGTTCCTCAAGGCCAACGAGCGTGGCGACGGCGGCACGGCGCTTCAGAACGCCACCCTGGGCCGCATCCTCGGCTTCGAGACCTACATGGACCAGAACGTCAACTGCGTCCTCTCGGGTGCCGACAGCGACACCGATCCTGTGACCGAGCCGTATGCCGCGGGCACCGCCGCGGGGACGGAGCTTGCTTCCGTCCTGGCTCCCACCGTGGGTGAGTTCGTCGTCATCGCCGGCAACGATCAGCCGACCTATTGCACGGCGACCAACGCCGCCTGGTTCAAGCTGAACGAGGCGCTGAAGTACGCCACCGAGGACAACGCCGTGGCTACCGCCTACAAGGCATGCGCCGCAGCGGCCAGCTACGCGGCCGGCTATAGCGAGGGAATCGTGCTGGACGGCTACACCGCCGCCCATGCCCCGCAGGTCGGCCAGTTGCTTGCCTTCGGCACCGGTGGTAGCCGCCGGACCTACACGGTGATCGAGTCGGAAGACGCCGGCGCGAGCTGCACCGTGTACCTGGATCGGCCGTTGGAGGTCGCCGTCGCCAACGACGACCCCGCCTTCCCCGGCCCCTACGGCACGATGAACCTGGCCTTCCATCGGAATGCCATCGCCCTGGTGACTCGGCCCCTGGCCCTGCCCCATCCGACGGCCGGGGTCGCCGCTGCGGTCCAGGACTTCAACGGGATCGGGATGCGCGTGCTGATGCAGTACGACATCAACGCGGGCGGCACCATCGTCAACTGCGACGTGCTCGCGGGTGTGGCGGTGCTCGACTCGGCCCTCTGCGTCCCGATGCTCGGCTAACCGTGTGCTGACAGGCTTGCCCGGCCGGGCGCGATCCCGGCCGGGCAGCCTTTCTCGTGTCACCCTTTTCCTGCGGAGGCCCTGCAATGGACTTGTTCACCGATGTAGTGACGCTGCTCAAGCAGTATGGGCCTTTGATCGTGGTCACGGCCTTCTTCCTTTGGCAGGGCTGGGTCCGCGAAAACCGCTTGTGCAATCGCGTTGACAAGCTGGAAGACGAGCAACGCACGGTCTTGCTGCCCTTGGTGGAGCGTTGCTCGGATGTCATCGCCCAGAACACCATGATGATGGAGCGTCTGGAAAAGACCTTGGACCAGGACGGTCGTTCCCACCGTCGTTAATCAACGTGCCGCCATGACTTACCCTGCGAGCTACAGCCTGAACCGCCAGATTCAGCGGGTGCTGTACGCCTTGAAGCGGCAGTACGGCGGCGCGATCGTTGTTTACCAGAATCAGAGCGTAGCGACTGACCCCAAGACTGGTGAAGTCACCAGGACGAAAACGGCCGTGCGCATCCAGCGTGCCGTTGTCTTGCCCGTCACCGTGTCGCGGGAAGTGAAGCAGGCGATCTCCGTGATCTCCGCCAACAAGATGGCGGTGTCCGGCGGGAGCGGCTTCGAGACGGGCAAACGCCTCTTCATCATCGACCGCCGGGACGCCCCGAGCCTCACGCTCACCGCGAGCGACTGGATCGGCTACGACGGCCGGCGGTACGCCGTCGAGAGTTTTGAGGAGTACGAGTTCAGCTCCGCATGGATCGTGGTCGGCAAGACGCTGATCGGGGAGGAACTGGGAATCGGCGGCTCCATCATGGAGGAGTCGGCGGCAACCAGTGTTGCCTTGACCAGCGCGAGCGAAGGCGAGGTGTAGCCATGCCGGCCGCGAATCCGAATTGGGCGCGATGGGTGTTCGCCTCGGTGGCGACCTACATGAAAGAGGTCGCCAAGCAGGCGGGCATTCCCGTGCTGGTGGAAGGGCTGGACGAGCGCACGGACGCTTTGATGAAGGCCACGGATCGGTGCGAGGTCCGCATCAGCGGCCCGTTTAGCCGGGAACTGAGCCACAACTACTTCCGCCTGGAAGTGGACGTGAACGTCTTGTTCTACACCCGCCTGGAAGAGAGCAAGAACCGTTACGGAATACTCAAGATCATCGGAGACTTCCAGGAGGCGATGGACTGCAACATCCCGGTCTACAAGTACGGCGACGAACCGGGCGATGATGAATCGGCGAGCATCGGCTGTCTGGCCCCGCGTAGCGGGCGCAACGACAGCATCCGCGTGCTGCACTTCGGCCAGATTGATCCCACGGATCGGTTGAAGCAGTCGATGGTTGACGCTCGCTACGTTATGGAACTTCAAGACAGCTAACCTTTAGGAGAAAACCAACATGGCACGCATCGAACTGCGAGACTGCGATGTCATTCTCCAAGACGGCCTCAGCGGCACGACGGCGGTGAACGAGCCGTCCAGCCCGCCCCAGGTCGGCGCGACCCAGTTTGACATCGACAACGTATCCTTGAACACCGCCATTGCCACCCAGGTGCCCCTCGGGGCGCGCTTCAAGGTGGTCGGAGAGACCTCGCCGGTGTTCCACACCGTCACGGCTCGCACGCAAAACGAGTCCGGCACCAACGCCAAACAGTCGGTCACAATCGACAGCGACTCGTCGGGCGGCACTTTCACCCTGTCGTTCGGCGGCCACGAGACGGCGGGTATCGCCTACAACGCCGACGCCGCAGCCGTCAAGGCCGCCCTGGTGGCGATGGACGACGGCTACACGACCAGCGATTGGGGCGTGACCGGCGGCCCCGGCCCGGCCACGCCTTGGGTGGTCGAGTTCAAGGGGGCTCTGGGTGCGGCCCCGCAACCCTTGCTCGTCGGCGATGGCACCAGCCTCACCGGCGGCGGCACGGATGTGGCCGTGGCAACCACGGTGGTGGGCGTGGCGGCAGGTGGCTCGACCACGACCAACATCGAGTTTTCGCCGGCCCTCGGAAGCGGCACCTACCTTGACAATGCTGTGGTCACGTTCTATCCGCAGAACCTCAGCATCAAGATCGGCGACGGCAACATCACGTACACCGAGCACAAGGAGTACGAGTACCTGCTGGACCGGGGCAACCTGGACACCGTGCGGGAGAGCAAGGAAGCCCCGATGGACGTGAAGTTGGAGGCCGTCTACGAGCACATCACCCAGGGCACCAGCGAGCCGGTCAGCCCGATGGACGCGCTGAAGCAGACGGGCGGAGCGGCCGAGTGGGTTAGCTCCTCGGACGATCCGTGTGAACCCTATGCCATTGATCTGATCGTGCTCTACACGCCGCCCTGCGGCACGGCTGAGAATGAGAAGACGACCTTCCCGGACTTCCGGGCCGACTCGAAGGAGGTCAACTTCAAGGACGCCACGATCTCCATTAGCGGCAAGTGCAACGCCACCGAGCCGATTGTCGAGCGCGCTGTCGCGTAGCGACGACTCCCCGGCGAACGCCTTGCGGGCCTCTAGCCGGTTGGATTGGCCTCTTCACCAAGAAGACCAATCAATAGGTGGGGCCGGCACCAGAGCCGGCCCCACCACTCTCAACTCTAACGCGAGGGAGAACCATGAAGATTGGCGGAATCGACCCCAAGACCCTGTGCAACGAAGTCGTGTTGGTCCTGCCGCGCGGCGACGAGAAGATCGTGTTCCGTGCCCGCGGCCTGACCGACATGGACGAGTTCGATGCCATCTGCCCGGTGCCCAAGCCGCCGGGCAAGCTCACCAAAGACGGCTGGGTGCCGCAACTGAACGATCCGACCTACCAGCAAGTGACGGCCGAGTACGGCAAGAAGCGGCTGGGCTACATCGTGACCCGCTCGCTGGAACCGAGCGAGATCGAGTGGGACATGGTGAAGCGGGAAGACCCTCGCACCTGGCCGAACTGGGAGACCGACTTGAAAAGCGGCGGGCTGACGCAGATCGAGGCCAACCGCGTGCTGGCCTTGGTCATGGAGGCCAACGCGCTGGACGAATCCAAGCTGCAAAAGGCCCGCGAGGTTTTTCTTGCTGGTCAAGCTCCAATGCCGCCCGAGTTCTCTTCGCCCCTTTCCGAAGTGGCGAATACGCCGTCTGGCGGGCCTGTCGTCGGCTAGGCATCCGGCCGCCGGGAATGAAGCAGTCGTGGGACGAGTGCGGCCTTGAGACTCAGGCTCTTATCGTCGCCTTCGATCAGATCGCCAGTTACGACGAGCAAGAACGGGAGGCTCAACTGCTTGGGGCAAGGATGCCCACAGGCTGTTCTGAGAGAAGGGCGAATGGTAAGCAGTGACACGAGCTTGACCGAACAAGGGTCACTGTATCGCTGCGTTGTTTGTGGCGCGCAAAAGCCGAAACACGAGTTTCAACCCAATCAATTGGGCAACGCCAAACGGAAGCCGCGGTGCAAGGACTGTCTGCGTGAGTATCAACTTCTTCACAAGTTTGGCATCACGAAGGCGGAGTATAGAACCTTGCTGCAAGCCCAGGACGGCCGCTGCAAGATTTGCGGGCGGACGGACGCGGGCACCAATGCGAAGGGTCAATTCTGTGTGGACGACAATCACACGACCGGAGAGGTTCGCGGCCTCCTCTGCAACTGGTGCAACATGGGCTTAGGGGCTTTCTTCGATAGCCCGACACTGTTGCGGCGAGCGATTGCTTATCTGGAAAGTACCGGACCATGAAGTTCACCGCATCGTTGGCCGCGCCGACGTTGGACCTTGCGGGATACCGCAAAGCCTTGCACGCGCACATGCAGGAGGCGTTGGCGCAGGCCATCGTGACGTGGCTGGCGGCGGTGCTTGAGGAGATTCCGGTGTGGAGCGGCGCGTCACGGGCGACGTTCATCCCGCTGGCCAGCCGCATCGCATTCAACATTCCCATTTCACCCAAGGTGATTGACCGGCGGGGTGTTGGGATCGCGTCCGCCGCCGGCCCTTTGGAGATCGACGAGGAGAAGGGCCGCTATGCCTTCGAGTACCGCACTTGGCTCCCGTGGCTGGTGTGGAACGAGTACCACAATGCGAATGTCGATCCCGACCCAGGACTTCTTGGCAAACTTCTCAAGCCCGGTCCCTACAACTTCCAGGTGAAGGGTTACGAGGCATTCAAGCGTTTCGCGCAGACGGTCGAGCCGCCGGCCGTGGCCCCCTACGTTACGTCTACGCGAATCAAGGTGTAAGCGATGGCGGACGAAGTTCTCAGCAAACTCGGTTTCAACGTCGATGACGCGCTCAATGCGCTTCGTCGGCTTGATACCGCGCTGGCCGGGACGCAAGATGCGTTCCAGCAGTTCGCGGCCTCGCTGGGTTCGTGGAACGCCAACGCCAAGGGGCCGGTGAGCGTGCTGAGCACGATTGCCGACAACGCCAGCAAGGCGGCCTCGGCGATGCGCCGCCTGAACGAGCAATACGCCAAGGCCCTTTCTCCGCCACCTTCCACGGTTGCCGGCCCGAACGGCTCCCTGCCGGCCTCTTCCCTGCAAGGCACGCCGAAGCTGTGGCTTCCGCCCGACTATTCCCAGGCGGTGAACGGGGCGAATCAAGTTGCCGACGCCGTGGACAAGGCGGACAAGGCTACCAAGAGCGCGCACGACTCCCACCAGTCGTGGGTGGTGAGTTGGCAGACCTTGGGCCGCATCGTGATGACGCAGGCCATCGTCCGTGCCCTAAGTCAGATTCGCAATGCCTTGAGCGATGCGGTCACGGAGTCCATCGAGTTCCAGCGGCGGATCGCCGAGGTCCAGACCATCGCGCCGAAGCTTGGCGGCAGCTTCGGGCAGCTAACCAACGAGGCGGCGGATTTTGCCAGACAATTCAACATTCCTTTGGCGCAGGCCACCGAGGGCCTGTACCAGACGATCTCCAATCAGTTCACGGGGATGTCCGATCGCGCCAACGTGATGCAAGGCGCAATGAAGCTGGCGAAGGTCGGCGTGATGGACTTCGACCAGGCCATCATGCTGATTACCGGCACCTTGAACGCCTACGGAACGACGAGCGATCAGACCGACTCCATCGCCTCGAAGTTCTTCACCACAATCCGGCTGGGCCGCGTCCGCGGCAAGGAATTGGCGGACACCTTGGGGCAGGTGCTTCCCATCGCCGCTGAATTGGGCATCAGCTTGGATGAAGTCAACTCCGCGATGGTCGCCATGACCATCGGCGGCATGGACGCCCACAAGTCGGTGACGGCCCTGCGCGGGGCCATGACCGCCTTCTTGAAGCCTTCCGAGGACATGCAGAAGGTTCTCCGTGAGTTGGGCTTCACCTCGGCGGAACAACTGATCCAGGCCAAGGGATTCCAGGGTGCCCTGGAAGCGGTCGCGGGTGCCTCGGACCACATGGCCTCGGAGATCGCCAAGTCGTTCCGCAACGTCCGCGCCTTGACGGCCGAATTGCGCTTGACCGGCGAAGGGGCCAAGCAGGTCGAAGAGGCCATGAAGGCGATGCAGGCTTCGACCCCCGAGGCGCTCGGCAAGGTCTACGAGCAGTTCAAGTCCACGGACGCGGAGAAACTGACCACCCAGATCAACGCGCTCAAGATCAACTTGACGCAGGACTTTGGCGGTGCCCTCACCCATGTACTGGCGTCGATGATGCAGATGGTTGGCGGTGCCAACGATCTTTCGGCTGGCATCCAGGCGATTGCTATGGCTGCCCTTCCGGCCGCCGGTGCCTTGGGCGTCCTTGGTGTCGCTGCAATGGCGGCGCAGGTCTCCCTTGGCCCGATTGGCTGGACTCTGCTCGGCCTCACGGCGCTAGTCTCCGGCTATTTCGGCACCAGCAGCTTTCTCACGGCCAAGTCGATCAATGAGACCCGCCAGCTTGCCCAAGAGCAGCGCCAGGCGGTCATCGAGTACGCCAAGAACAAGGAGGAGGAACTGCGCGTGCTCCGCGAGGTAGAGGAAAAGAAGCGGGCGGAAGAGGACCGCAGTTGGGCGGATCGCGCCTCGAAGATTCGTAAGGAATACTTCAAGGCCCTGGACGACCTCAGGGACAAGAACAAGGAGATCATCGAGAGCGACCGGCAGGCCATGCAGTCGATGGTCACTTCGCAGGAGCGCGTCGTGGCGGCATATCGCAATGCCGCCAACGCCGCCATGCGGATCGTACAGGAGTCCCAAACTCGACGGGTCGGCTTGGAGGCGGAGTATTCCGACCTGATGTTCAAGAAGTGGACCGACGAGGACGTGAAGTTCTCGGACAGCTACAAGGCGAGGCTCATCCTTGAACGGAGTTGGGGCTTGGAGGCCCAGGCGAACCAGATGATCGCCAAGGCGCAGACCGAAGACGACATACGCCGGGCGCAGGCGGTCCAGCAGCGGGCCAAGACGTTCCTTGACGAGGGAACGGCGCTGGCCAAGGAGACCGGCGAGACCTGGCTGCAAGAGCAGGCACACCGCAGCATTCGCGCCAACTTGGAAGCGCGGATCAACGCCGAGAAGAAGTTGGAGGAATTGCAAACCGCCCGCGCGCAACGCCTGGCGGACGAGGCCGCCAAGGAGCAGAAGCGGCTCGACGAGATGAAGGCCCTGATGAAGGCCATCCTCACCGACCTGCAAGCCTTCGACAAGAATGGGGAGAAGTCGCCCAAGGCGTTGGAGGAACAGCAGGCGCGGCTCAATGAGAACATCGCCAAGTTCAAGGACTTGTGGATGGGTGGCAAGAAGGTCGATGTGGCCGACCTTTTGGCCTTCGACCAGCTTCAGCGCCGCGTCACGCTGGCCTTGGAGGGCGGCGTCTCGCAGGCGGAGGTCAAACAGCTCTTCTCGGCCCCCGAGACCTTCGCCAAGTTCCGCGCGGACATCGAAAAGGGCGTCGGTCCCGTGCGCCTGATGATCGAGTTCGCGCGGACGGCCAACCTCCAACTCTGGAAGGAGACGGAGGGGATGACCGCCAGCGAGGCAATGGCCCACATCGAGCAGCGGTCGCAGGAGGCGACCCGAGCCATCAACAAGTACGAGGAACTGGGCGATTCGATCAAGAAGGCCCAAGGCGTCCTGGAACAGCAGCGTGTGGCGGCCCTTGCGGCGGCCGACCGCTGGGTGAGTGTGGGCTGGATCGCCGACGTTCGTAGCCTGGGCGGGATATGGGAGCGGTTCACGGGGCATGTCGAGAACAGCCCGCTGGTGAAGCAGGCCCGCACCGAACTCGTGCGCGCGATGGCCCCCTTCACCGAGGCCAATACGCCGGTCTCGGCAGAGAGCTTGAAGAAACTTGAGGAAGCCTACGAGCTTTACAAGAGCATCCTCAAGCCGAGCGCCAAGAGCACGGAGGCCATCTACCAGTTCATTGCCGCCGCCTCTGCGGTCGTCAACCAGGCCCAGGACGTGGAGCGTCAAGTGAAAGGCATGGAAGCCATGCGGGAGCCGGTCGAAAAGGCAATGTGGCTCCGCCCCGACGCCGAGAACGCCTTGAAGGCGGCCGAAGAGGCGGCCAAGAAGGCGAAGGAGAGTGTTGGCGAGGCGAAAGAAGAGGCCAAAGGTGCAAACGATGCCCTGGGGAAAGTCTCGCAGATTGACATGAGCAACCTGGTCCGCCAGACCCAGGCCATCGCCGACGCCATGTGGAGTGCGGCCACGGCCTCATGGAACATCCAAGCGCCGGCGGGCGAAATGACGGCTGCGCACGGCGGCAAGGCATGGAACTTCCTGGCGGCCGGCGGCAGGCCGCAGGGCACGGACGTGATCCCGGCGATGCTCTCGCCGGGCGAGGTGGTCATCAACGCCGCTTCGGCGCGGCGGTTCGCCGCGCAACTGACCGCCATCAATGCCGGCGTGCAGCCGGTTTACCGCAGCGAAGGCGGGAGCGTCACCAACATCGGTGACATCAACGTGACAGTAAGCGGCGGCGGAAGCAGCCGCCAGACGGCTAGGTCCATCGCCGCCGAGTTACGGCGCGAACTGCGGCGTGGCACGGCAACCCTGTAACCCCTTTTTGTCAAGAGAGGAACAACCATGAGTGTCAGCCAGATGAAAATGGCCCAGAACGCGGGTTGCAGCGTAGTCCGCGCCCGCAAGGCTGAAGACCAGTTGGGACTGCGGGGGAAATTCGTGGTCGAGCACTTCCGCAACGGCGTGAAGATCGGCCAGTACGAGTTCCCCAACGGCATTACCAACCAGGGCAAGAACAAACTGCTGGACGTGATGTTCCACGGCGTCTCGGCCATCACGACCTGGTGGCTAGGGATGATCGACAACGCGGGCTACACCGCGTTGGCGGCCACCGACACCTACCAGAATATCGGTCAGGCCGGTAACCAGTGGGCCGAGTTCACCAACTACACCGACGCCGCCAACGGCGACAGCGCCAGCACCCGCCCCGAGTGGACGGAGGGCGCGGCGGCCAGCCAGTCCATCAGCAATGCCAGCCCGGTGGTCTTCAACATCACCGGCAGTGCGACGGTCAAGGGCCTGTTCCTGGTCGGGGGCATCGCCAACGCCCAGAACAAGGGCAACCATGAGGCCAGCGGCATCCTCTGGGCCACTGCCTTTTTCGGCACCGGCGACGTGCCCGTGAACAACCTGGACCAGTTGAAGGTCACGTACAGCGTCAGCGCGTAACGGACTCCCTCGCCGTGGGTCGGGCGGGGCCTTCGCAAGAAGCCCCGCTCGGCCTGCTTTTTGGGGTGGCGACAATGGCACTGCTATGGATCGAAGGCTTTGAGGGCTTCGGCACGTCAGTGGACAGCCTCCTGGCTAGTTCGGGAGACGTGCTGGCACGAAAATACGCCAATCTCTTCGGCGGCTTCTCTGCCCTCTACCTACGGGCCGGTCGGCTCTCAGGCTATTCGGTGCAGGGCACCTACAATACCGCTTCCGCCTTACGCACGCCTGTGTTGCCCACGACAGCCGACACGCTGATTGTCGGTGTCGGCTTCAAGCCGCACGCCAGCAACTCCGCTGAAATCAGGCTCCTACGGTTGTCTGGTCCGAGCGGGGCGGGAGTCTACATCAATCACCTGCCCTCCTCGAACGAAATCACGGCCTACAGCGCGGCAGGTTCGTTACTGGGAACCAGCACGGGAGCGAACGTCACCAGTGCGGCCTGGTCCTACATCGAACTGAAAGTAAAGTACGCCTCGGCGGGGACGATCGAAGTTCGCGTGGGTGGCACTACGGTCCTCAGCCTGACCGGCGTGGACACCAGGATCGGAGGGGCCGGTTCCTACAACAACCAGGTTGGTTGGTCCTTCTCCGCAACGGGCGAATATCCGCCTTTCTTCGACGACCTGTACGTGTGTGATAACTCAGGCTCGCTTCACAACAATTTCCTGGGTGATTGCAAGGTAATCGCGGCGTTTCCGACATCGGATGCCAGCCCAAATGATTGGACGGTCAGCGCGGGCAGCAACCACTACGCCCTGGTGGACGAGAATCCAGCTAACGATGACACCGACCATCTGGAGAGCACGACCAGCGCACAGAAGGAGTTGTGGGGCCACGGTGCTCTGTCCGCTACGGGTGCAATCTTCGGCGTGATGGTCAACACCGACGCGCGGATGACTTCCGGTAGTTCCTCGCTGAAAATGCCCTGCAAGTCGGGTGCCACAGAGACCGATGATACCGCCCAGACGGTCACTTCGACAAGTTTCGTGACCTTCACGCGCGTCCTGGAAACAGACCCGCATACGGGCGCGGGTTGGACCCTGGCGAACCTGAACGCCGCACAGTTCGGAATAAAGGTGGGCTAGCGATGGCGCTGCGCACGACTCGACAGTTCCTAGAGGCGCTCGTCTCGACTACGCCGCTGTCTGTGGTGTACACGGTCAGTGCAGACAGCACTCTATCGCTGTCGGATGCGGCAACCTTCGTGGGAACCCGCGCATTCTCCGCTTTGACCACGCTCGACCTGGCGGCGACGGCCGGCGTTGCGAAGGCGCTTGGGTTGGCGGCTGAGTCCGCGATCAACCCGGATGCGACGGCTGCCGTCACAACCGTACTGAATGTGGCGGCCGAGAGCATCCTTGAGTTGTCTCAAACAGCCCGGAGTTCGGAAGGTTTCGAGGCTGAATCGTCGCTTGACTTGGCTACGACGGCAAGTTGTTCAATGGTGCGGCTGGTGGCTGCCAGCAGCGCGCTCGATCTGGCCGTGGCGGCTGGTTGCGTCAAGTCGGCTATCGCCGCAGACTTCCTTACCTTGTCCGATACGGCCGGCGTGGTGGTCGTGCGGTCGCTTGCGGCCGAGAACGTCCTGGCCTTGTCGCAGGCGGCCCCGGTTGCCCGGCCCTGGTACGTCTCGGCCGAGTCCGTGATCCAGACCGCCAGGGAAGAGTACGATCAGGCGACGGATACCTTCTACCCGGTGTACGAGGGCCTGCGGGATGCGGCGGACGTGGCCCGGCCGCTGGAAGCGTTGGCCAGCCAGGTCATTGCCCTGGAGCAGTCGGCCTCGGCCGTGCGCGTCAGGCCGGGTGCCATCGAGCTGTCTGCCGAAAGCGTGTTGGAGCTACTGAGCGAGGTTCGCACGAACCAGACCGGGGCAGCCGGGAACTGGCTGGTGTTGGGTCAGGCTGCCGCTGTTGATACGTGCAAGCTCGTTAAGTCGGTCTTGGCGTTGGCGGATCAGGCATCGGCGGTGAAGACCAGGCCGCGCGGCGCGGCCTCGGCTTTGAGCCTGGGCCAGTCGGCCACCTTCAGCATCGTCTTCGGCGGCGTCTTGCAGCAGTACCATCCGTTCGTCGGGGAAGGGGCAGCGGGATCGCCGACGCCTCCCTCAGTGACGGTCGGGCTGCCGGAGCAGACGGACATCCCCTTCCAGCTTTACTATCCGGCGGAAGGGCTTGTCAGCGATTCGGTGACGTTGCGCGCGCCGAACCTCGGCAACAAGGATCGGCTCAGCTTCAACCGGATCGTGCGAGAGACGCGGGGCGGCACGCTAATCGTCTTTGCTGATCCGATCTGGCCGAAGGTTCAGACCCTCGTGCTTACGTTCTCTGGTCTGCATAACGCCCAGAAGCAGCAGTTGCTCGCCTTCCTAGACGCTCACCTTGGTCAGGAAATCGGACTGCTGGACTGGGAAGGGCGGCACTGGAAGGGCGTGATTATGACGCCGACCGATCCGGTCGTCCAGGATGCCCGCGACAGTTTCTCGGCAAGCATGGAGTTCGAGGGCGAGTTGGTTCCAGCATAGTGCCGACTTAATGCTTGGCAAGGAGAGACCATGTTCACGCTGCAAGCCCCCTACCCGATGTTGCAGACCACGACGCTGCTGCCCAACCCGCAGTTTAGCGACCAGGAGGGTCTAACGGCGACCGTGGCGCGCAAGACGGCGATGGATGGTACTCGCTACACCTACGTCAAGCGGAAGGGCGATCGCCGGAAGCTGAAGTGGACCTTCCGGCTGATGCGCAACAAGGGCCTTGAATTGCGGGCTTTTCTTTTCGCCTACTTCGCCTCGCCGGTGAAGGTCACCGACCACAACGGCCGGACGTGGGTGGGCAATTTCACGAATAACCCGTTCGAGTTCGACACGCCCGACAAGGCCGGGCCGGCAATTGCCCCGTGGCCGGTCGGCGAGGCGCAGATGATCGACTTGGAGTTCGAGGGAGTCGAGCAGTGAGAAGCATATCCGCAGCCGGACTAGCCAAGCTGGCAAACCGATACGGCAATGAACCCATCACCATCATCGAGGTGGATTGGGTGGACGGCAGCACGGCCGTCTATGCCGACCGCACCGTAGGCGACATTCCAGGACGGATCGTCGAGGTCGGCGACTTGGATAACGTCGTGGGCGTCAGTAGCAACAGCGGCTCGCAGGAACTTGCCGTCACGCTGGACGACACGGACGGCAGCATCAAGGACATCCTCGATAGCCACGACGTTCACAAGCGGACCTGTCGGGTCTTCCAGTATTTCACCGGCCTCGAACTTTCCGACAAGTTCCTGCTCTTTAGCGGCAAGCTGAGTTCGCCCATCACTTGGAGCGAGCGGGACCGCACTGTCAAGTTCACGATCCTGTCGCAACTGGAAGACAAGGAAATCGGCTTTTCGGCCGAGGAAGGGCAGTTTCCCTACCTGCCGGCGGACATGGTGGGAAAGGCATGGCCGATGATCTTCGGCACGGTGGTCAATTGTCCCACGCTGCAAGTCAACAAGGCGGTCATGGGCACGACGCTTACCGGCGTAGGCGTCTTGAGCGGCATGGACCTATGGGCCTCGCTGCCGGATGGTGCCGACGACTCGCAATTCACGCTCAGCCTTTTGCAGATGCTCGTTCAGATCAATCACCTCAAGAGGGTGAAGGACTGTTGGGCACCCTTTGCCCATCCGCCGGTTGATGCCCAAAAGGCGGCCGACATCCAAAAGCAGATCGACTCACTCAACCAGCAAATCCTGCAAGCCGTGGCGCGGCGCGACCGCCAACGGGCCTGCGCCCTGGCCCGCCGGCAACAGCAAATCGACGAGGCCAACGCCAAGGGTCTGGGCGAGAATCCCATCCGCATCCTCGGCGGCGAGGATTTTCCGCAGGCTCGGACCATCACCATCAACGTCAACGGCGGCCTGTTCACCGGGTACTTCGAGGGCGACGTGTTCCACGTCCAAAGCCGAGAGCATCCGGCAAACGATGCCACCGCAGCCTCCGCGTATACGGAGAAGACCGAGGAGCCGGCGGTCTGTCTGGAGCCGACACAGCGGAGCTACTATCGCTACGAGTCGGAAGTCCCCAATGGCTATGGCGATGGGTTCCCGAAGGGAAATAAGATCATCGACGAGGGGGCGGTGATGACGAACACCCAGGCCACCACGCACCAGATGGACACCGAGCCGGTGGCCCAGCACTTCTGGGCCGATCCCGGCGCATCGGTGAAGGTTGCCAGCGACGAGCCGATTACCTACATCGCTTCCATCGTGCCGGGCACCGTCTTGGCGGTCAAAGCCTACAAGCAACTCACCGGCGAGCGGCGGCTGGTAGACGTGCCGACCGACCTGTACACGGTCACGACCCAGACCTACGGCTCAGTGACGGCGGTGCAGATTGTCGTCGCCAAGCCACTTTCTTCCATCACGGACCAGGGCTGGAGCGACGATCTTTACGTCACCTTCGAGTCGAGCGTCGGCCCGGACATCGTGGAAATCCTCAGATACCTGATTCTCCACTACACCGATCTGGATTGGGACGAGGCATCCTTCGATCACCTCCAGGAGAAGCTCCAGCCGTTCCCTGCGAACTTTCCGCTTTTGGAGCGGAAGAACACCATCCAGGTCTTGCAAGAGATTGCCTTCCAGGCCCGCTGCGCCCTGTGGATTAGCAATGGGCTGTTCTACTTGAAATACCTGCCCGAGGAGCCGACGCCGGCCGGCCCGATTACCGTGAGCGACATCGACGCCGAGGGCGGCATCGAGGTAGAACTTACCGCCACCGAAGAGATCGTGACCAAGATGAAGGTGAAGTGGCGGCAGAGTTGGGCCGACCTTTCGGACCAGGCGAAGGACAAGGCGGAGAAGACCATCATCCTGCGGCACAATGTCGCCAAATACGGCACCCAGGAGCAGGAGTACGACTTCTACATCTACAACCAGCCTGACATTATATATAAGTGCGCGACGTTCTGGCTGATCCGTAAGTCGAACACTTGGAAGCGGCTCAAGCTGAAGACGTTCCTGAACAAGCTGAACCTGGAAACCTTCGACGCCGTGACGCTGGACTTCGCCACCCCCTACGTGGCTAATGGTCCCGTGTTGGCGATGGTCGAGAAGGCCAACTACAACTCAGCGGACAACTGCGTCGATTTCGAGTGTCTGGTCCCCGTCGTGTCCGGCGCAATGGAGCAATACCATTTCTTCTGGCCGGCGGCCCTTTCGCAGAATGAGACTTGGCCGCCAGCCGACGAGATTGCCGCCGGCTGTGCAGGCGGCGACGGGATAGGTTCGGGCGCAACGGGGAGCTTGCCCGTGGGTGATACGTCCACGATCCCCGAAGGGGACATCATTTTCGTGGGTGGTCCGAACGTCGTCTTCACGTCGCAGAGCGACCGCGGCGACAAGACGCCTACGGACGCCGGCTTTACGGCCCAGCCGGTGGTGGACTCGTCCACTTACGTGAACCTCTCGCCCGGCTCGCGCCCGCGCTTGAACTTACGGACGTACCCTCGCCGCGGCCTGCCGGCCATCACGCCGCACGCCACGACGGCCACGGAGATCACCCTGGACCTGAACAAGACTAAGGTGCTCGATACGTCGGACCCGAATGAGACGAAGACAGCCTACCTGTCGTCGATCCTCGCGGGGATCGTCAAGGATGGCGAGAACCAGAAATTGGCCCTGAGCCGCGAGGCGATGGTGGCGGACTCGGAGCACCTGGACAGCCCCCGCCCGCTCACGGATGTCTTCAAGTTCGGCGACGAGTACCTGTGCATCCGCACGGACGTTGCCTTTTGGGACCAGGAGAGCGGTGAGCACGAGTTCGACTTCCAGTTCGACTCGGAAGGCGAAGTGTTCGGCGCAGGAACGGCGTTCCTGCAAGATTGAGGTGCAAGCATGGCTGCCACCTGTCCACTGACGCTGGAAGCATGGAACGGCCTGATTGAGCGGATCAATGTGCTGGCCGCCAATCCACCCGAGGGCTGCGATGCCCTGGATGGGTTGCCGCTGGTGACCGCGCCGCACCGATGGAGTGCGGCGGACATCGCGGCGGCACGCGGCAAGCTCGTGGAGATTTGTTCCAACAACGTCTTCAACGTCCCTTCTACCGGCAAGTGGCTCAAGGCGATCATCGACGAGCTTGACGCTGCCATTGACGACGGCTGGTGCGACTGCCAACCCCATGAGCCGTGTTGCGTACCCGGCGGCTCGCAAGGGGCCAACGCGGTGACGCAGTACCTCTACGGGAACATCACCTACGAGGCGGCTGCCGCCATCATCGGAACGGATGCGATGGCGCATCTGGTGGAGTGCATCGGCGGGCCTGGGGGCCAGATCATTCACTACACGCTGCGGCACCTGCACTGGCTCAATTGCATCTACCAGGACCGCTGGGTTGATACTGGACAAATCCGGCAGGTTGGCGGCCAAGACGAGTATTGGTATCAGTGCAGCAATATGGACTCGACGGTCGTTGGTTCGGGATGGGTGCCAGCTCTTACTCCAAGCTACCAGAGCAGCGAGTCGGCCGGAAGTCACGTCTACTACGACCAGCCGATCAGCATGGGCTACCACTATGACTATGCTGCCGCTCGATGGTATGAAACGCTCTGGATCGGGGCGTTTGACGTGGATCGCTATGTCTACGATCTGTATGTTTCTTACGTTTGTCCGTGAACCTCAATCAGAAGGGAGCCAGAAAATGGCGAAGAAGTGGATTCAGGGTGCGATCCAGCACCCCGGCGCGCTGACGCGCAAAGCGAAGGCCGCCGGAATGTCGCTGGGAGCCTACATAACGCACCCACCAAAGACCATTTCACCCACGACGAAGCGCCAGGTCAATCTGGCCAAGACGCTGGGGCGTCTGCGGCGCGGGAAGTAGCAAAGGTCTACGAGACGGGGCGGCCGGGCGTGTTGGTGCGGCTGGTGGGCGAAGGCGCGGTTGAATGAGATGCCCAGGTGGATTTCCGCCTGGGCGTCTTGTATTCCGGGGATGAGATCAGGACCGCCGTGTCGGACAATCGCGGCACTGGTCTACGGCAGCCATGTGGCCGAAATGCTCTGCCTGGGGATTGCCGCAGACGCCCTCGATCTTCAACGTGGCGTCGATGACCTGGACCTTGAGCATCCGTAGCGTGCATGGCGGCCAGATAGGATGGAGGCGCTGGCCGTCGCGGCGATAGCCGGCCAGTTCGGGCGGGGAGCCGGGAAATTCTAATGATCCGTCTGCGTGGACGGTGGGGCGGCTGTGCGCGAGTTCCACGTCGGGGATGGCCTGTTCCACGAGGCGATAGAAGCTCGACAGCGGGCCGCCAGAATAGACGAGATAGTTGCAGCCGCCGGTCGGCGTCGGTCTAGGTTGTTCTTCCGGGCAATCGCAGGGCATGGCTCTCACCACAGGTTTCGTGGGCAGTGTTCGGTGGCCATCTTGATCTTGTTGGTGATAGCGAATCCCTTGTCGGCCACGCGGCAGCCACAGCCCCGGCAGATTTGCCGGTGGCGATGGAACCAGCGGCAGGGCTTGCAGAAGGCGGTGAAGATGTGCTCGACATCCTTGTCCGACCGTTCGGGTCGGCCGGCGGCCGTCCATTGGGCAAGGGCCTCCGCGTAGGAAAGCGCCCGGCGCACCAGGCCCGGCGGCTCAGGGACCGGCGCGCCGTCGGCTTCTTTGTTGGAGGATTCGGGCTGTTCAGCTTCCGGGCCGGCGATGCAGCGCTGGCAGTCCGCTGACCTGACGAGTTGCCCGCAACGGTCCTTGGAGCGGTCATTGCACTTGGCGTGCGTCACGACCCTATTGACCTTGCCTTCGAGCCGTTTTGCGCATGGCGGGTATGCGGTCTTCGTATCGCCCATCGCGGCCTTTCTCAGTACATCCGCAGCAGCGTGCGGTAGACCTCGGCCTCGGCCAAGCAGTCGGCCAAAGCGTCGTGGGGATTGGTGTTCACGATGTCGAGCTTGTTGCAGAGCGAGCCGAGGCTGACGCGATTGAAGGGGACCGGCTCGCCGGCGCAGGCGTAGCGGTCATTGAGCGAGATGGCATAGAGCATCGAGTCCCTGGCATGGCTGTGAAAGAGCTTGTCCACCAGTGGCACGCCCAGCCACGCCTTCAAGAAGCTGGACTCGAAGGCCCAGTTGTGAGCCAGCGGCACCAGGCTTTTCTGGAACGGCAGGTCCAATGCCTCCCACCACTCAACCAGCCAATCTTGCACACGCTCGGAACTCGGCGCGTGGAGCAGAAGTTCCGTCATCGGAATCTTGTGCTTCTGCGTGGCGGCCGGCGTCTCCCGCTCCGGGTAGTTGGGCCTGATGTAGGTGTAGAATGGCCGCACGCCTTCCGGCAACTTAAAGTCCGAGTCCAAGGGCACGACGGCAATCTGGATGATCTCGTGGTAGCCCGGCTGCGTGCCAGTCGTTTCCAGATCGACGGCCGCCATGAGGTTGCCGTTGAGGTGGACCAGGCCCGAGTAGACTTTAACCACGGCTCTTCCTCGTCTTCTGGTAGACGGGGTTCTTGGCCTCTCGGGTGCCTTTACGCTGTCGGCGGATAGTCAGTCGCGACGTGTCGATCAGCGTAGCCCTGGCTTCCGGCGTCCGTGGGATGGGATTGCAGGGCAGATCGTTGAGTTCCATCGGCAGCAGCCCTTCGGTGATGCGAAGCTGCGTGTCTTGCAGGCAGAGGAAGTTCCAGCAGGCCATCGCCAGGTGCGGCTCGTCCCGGTCGCCCCGCAGCCATTTCATGGCGTGGCGCAAGCCGCTGTCCATGTAGCGGGAGAGCGGGATTCCCTTCTCCCAATTCCTTGCGGCGTACTTCTTCGCTCCGGCCTCGAATATCTTGGCGACCTCGATCAGCGCCCGAACGGGCAAGAGGTCCATGCGGCCTTTGCCGTCTTGTCCGTCCCGGACTGCGCCGGTCGTGAAGTTGGAACGGGTGCCGGAATCCTTGATCTGCGTCATGGTGTCTTGTCCTCGGGGTCAAGGGGTTCAATCTCAATGAAATCGCCGCCATAGTTGTCGGCGAAAAGGTCTGGGTCTTCGGGCGGTCTGCCTACTTCCACTTCGGCGAGCATGGACGCTCGGAGCACGGACGGGGTACAAGGCTCGGTTCGGTAGACGCGGATTAACACGGCTCGCCGGTCTCCGGTCGCAGCACGAGGTTGCTGACGTACTTCTTGTTGGCGTGGCCGTTGACGGCGGGGAAGCGGATGGGAAGCTCCCTGATGGTCGCTATCCGCGACCAGTGGTGCCGCTCGGCGGGGTCCATCCACGCCTCGAATCGGTCGAAGAAGTCTTTGTACAGGGTGCGCTCGCCCATTCTCTCGATGCAGCACTCCGCGATGAACTGTTCCAGAAGCGTGCGGTTGCTTTCTTCCGCTTGAAGCTTGCGGGCCGTGGCGACGACCGGCAGCCGCAAGCGGTCCTGGACGGTCGGTAGTTGCAGGTCCAAGAGCGTTCGCATGAAGTGCGGCGCTTCCGCTTCGAGTTTCAGCAGAAGTTCCTTCTTGGGAATCTTCGCCTTGGGCGGCAGGTCGTTGACGTAGATGACCGTGATGCGCGTGTCGCCGGGAAAGACGGGGCAATTTTTCGGGTCGTTGGCGCACTGAATCCAGTGCGTGGTGTTGGGCTGTTCATAGCGGTCGGTTCGCATCTGGCGGATGGAGAGGACAAGGCTCGTCACCCACTTCTTGATCTTGGCGTGCGCGCCCTTGGCCTTGGTGAGGTCAACTTCTTCGACCACGCACAGAACCGCGTTGGCCAGCTCGCCGTTGAAGTCGTTATTGCTGCCCAGAGCGCCGTCGGCTTCGACGACGCCCTTGGTCACAAGCAGCTTGATCGCTTCGTGGATGATCGACTTGCCGCAGTCCTCCGGCCCGTAGGCGAAGATGTAGGGCGCTGGCTCGAACGGGTCGCGGAAGGAGCAGGCCAGCCACATCTTCATGTAGTCGCCTCCCGTCTTGATCCCGGCCTCTCGTGCCCAGGCCAATTCTTGGAGGGCCGGGGTCAAGTCGGTCCCAAAGTGATTGAAGATCAAGTCCCAGTGCGGATGGAGCGGGGCTTCGTCTTCGGCCAGCTCGACCGGCTTGAAGCGGAACTGCGCAGCGTCCATGTTCCATTGCCGCCCGCCGGGATACTCCGGGTGAAAGGGGATGTTCACGAGCTTCCAAGACCGCTTGACGGCTCCGCCCATGATCGCTTCCGCTTCGTTCCTGGGAAGGCCCATGTCCTGCAAATAGGTCTTGACGTTGCCGCTCGGCTGCCAGACCCACTCCTCGTTGTCCCTGACGGCCCAGCCGGTGAAGTGCTTGCCGGTAGTCTTGATGGCGCGGACGAGGCTGTCGTATTCCGTGGAGCCCAGATCGTCCTTTTTCTCGGCGTCGATCTTCACGTCGAAGACGCGCACCCACTTGCCCTTTTTGTCGAGCCAGTTGGGCAATTGCCTGTCGTCTTTAGCACTCTCGATCTGGGCCACCAGGCGGCCGTCCTTGTGGGCCTTGAGCGTCGCGCGGCGGGCCTGCATCCGTTTGTCGGAAAGCTCGATCTCCTGACCCAGGACGCGGGCGGCTTCGACGGCCTTGTCGGCGGTCGCGAAGACGTAGCCGCCTTGGTCCGGGTCTTCGACCCCGCCGAACGCCTTGCAGACGGTTCCCAAATCGGGTGCCCGGTTGAAGTAGCAGGTAGTCCACCCCTGACCATCCTGCGTCCAGGTCTCTGCCTCGCCCACGCCTTGCGAAAAGCGGTAGACCTTCCACGCGCCATTGGGGAGCGGAAAGAGGAAACAGTTGGGAGAGCCGGGGTCGCGCCCCTCGCTGTTTGTCCTGAAAAGGCCCGTCAGCTTGAGTTCCTTGGCCTCTTCTCCTTCCATCAAGGCTTTCAGGGCGCAGGTATGGGTCTGTAGCAGATGGTGGTCGGCGATCCAGAGCGTAGTGAAGTTGGATCGCATCAGGGCCTCGATCTGGGCCTTGTGGCTCTTGTCCAACGGGACGATCCTCCGGGACGAGGCCAACGCCTCGAAGGGGTCTAGGTACTCCTCCGCGATCTCGTTGATGCGGACCTTCGTGCGGCGTCGGGTCACGACCTCGATGTGGTCCCGCCAGTTAGCCGGCAGGTCGGCAGCGGTGAGCACCTTGGTCGCCGGCTTGATGATGGAAAGCCCCTGGTTGGCGGCCGTCATCTTGCGGTGCCAAATCCACATCACTCCACCGCAGGCGTCGATCTGACTGGCGAAGTCGAAGCCGGTTTCACTCGCCATCATGCCCAACACGCATCGGGCCAAGGCAGCGTGCTCGGTGTGATTCGCCGTGGGGATGCCATCGAAGCGCACGTACAGGTGGATGCCGCCCCCGCCGGTGCTCTTGCGGACTTCGACGTATGGCAGCGCGCAGGCGGCTTCCTTGACCTGCTGCAAGGCTTCGTCCGAAATGCCGACTCCCTTGGCATGGCCGGTAATGGCATCGAAGTCGAAGCCGACCCACCGCGACGAGCGGTTCTGCCAATCCCAACCCGTACAGCCGATCCCCTCGGCGTGCTCTTCGAGCGGGAAGGTGAGCGTGTAATCGTCAAAGGAGGGGTCGGTGGCGGCGTTCTTGGGGATGCGGATGTTGAACCAACTGTTGATCCCGTCCGACCAGGTTGACCGTTTCCCGGCGACCGGCTCGCCTTTCCCTGGAGCCACGTTCAACTGCGTCTCCATTGCTGGCGTCCAGGCGTCCGCAAGATCGGCATTGGCCGCCGTCTTTCGGGCTTGGAGGAAATTGCGGAAGGCTTCGGTGACTTTCAAGGCTCGTCCTCAAGGTGCGTATAAACGCTCTATCCAACGCGCTCTTGCTCGTGCGATTGCCGCGAACAGTGTCACCTACACATGAGGCCCAAAACCTCCGATTTTCCAAAGTTTCTTTGGAAATTCTTCGTGTTTGGGCCTCATGTGTAGGTGTCCAGTTGACGCGAAAGGACGCCAGTGCCCGACGAAAACCGAGACATCCCGACCGACCAGCTTGTGGAACCGTGGCTGGTCCTGCGCCTGGTGAACAAGGAGTCGGTCGAGTACCTGGAACTGCGGGACTCGCTGGCCGACAAGGGATTCCTGAATTCCATCTGCGTGCGGCCGTCGCCGCGACACTCCGGCAAGTATGAAGTAGTGGACGGCCTTCGGCGTTTCACCGCCGCCCGCGAATTGTGCCTGCCCGTGGTGCCATGCACTGTCAAGCACAACTTGACGGACGAAGACGTGCTGGCGATCCAGATTCAGGCAAATGCGGTGCGGCTGGACACGACGCCCACGGAGTTCGCCCGGCAGTTGAAGAAGATATTGTCGAGCAAGCCCGGCGCAACCATCGCGCGGGTGGCGACGATGGTCCACAAGAGTCCCGGCTGGGTGCGGGACAAACTGCACCTGTTGGCGCTTCGCGCTGACATCCAGAAGTGCGTGGACCGGGGGGAGATTCCGCTGGAATCGGCCTACAGGCTGGCGCGAATCCCGCGAGTCCACCAGCCCCAGTTTGTCCCTCTGGCGAAAGCCGCCCCTGTCTCGGAGTTCCGCGTGACGGTTGGCGCTTTTCTCAAGAAGTACCAGGAGGCGGTGCGGCACGGAAAGATGGACGTGTTCTATGATCCAGACGCCGCGCCAGTGCCGCACCTGCGCAACGTCAAGGAACTTGTCTCTGAATACCAGCAGCCGTGCGCCGCGCCGCTCTTGCTCGCGGCAGGGAACTGCCAATCGCCGCTGGATGGCTGGCGGCTCGCTTTGCAATGGGCGCTCCACCTGGACGCCACGAGCGTCGAAGAACAGCACCGCAGAATCCAAATGAGGCTGAAAATGCAGACCGAGGAGGGCCTATGTAGCGACGACGAATCGTGAACTGAGTCCTGCACCGAATCCGCCCGTCGAGTCCCGAATCCCGAAACCCCAGGTACAACCATGTCCGACACCACTGCTTTGGTTCCCGTCAACCTCAACCAGCTTCCCTCCACCCAGATTGGCACCGACGACCAGTTCGCCGATCTCGCCAAGGGAAGCGATTTCATCGGCCGGCTGCAACTCTTTACCAAGAGCAAGGTCAACCAGCAGGGCCTCATTCCCCAGGGCCACTACGGCATCAAGGAGTCGGAGGACGAGATCATCGACCTCGGCACCTCCGTGGACATCCTGCCGCTGGCGCGGCGGCCGAAGGCCATCGACATGCGCGACATGCAGGCCATCGTCGTCAGCTACGACCGCGCTTCCAAGACCTTCCAGGACATCGAAGAGCGGACCAAGACGCCCAATTCCCACTGCCAAGCCGGCATCTCCTTCCTGGTCTACGAGCGCTCGACGGCCCGGTTCTTGGAGTTCTTCTGCGGCAACACCAGCGCTTTGCGGGAGGCCAAGCGCATCTTCCCCTACCTGCCGCTGACCGAGGGCGACATCCAGCGCAAGCGTGAGGCCGGCGAGGCTGTCAGCAGCCTCGAAGCGCATGGTCCAGTCCCCGTCACCCTGCGGACCAAGCTGGTGGAGAACCGTTACGGCGCGTGGCACGCCCCGCTGGTGACGAAGTGCTCGACCCCGTTTCCCAAGGTCCCGTCCGAGGAGGCAATCTGCAAGCAGATCGTCGCCTTCCTGAGCGTCAAGGACAACGGCGTCGAGCGGGTCGAAGAGGAAGCCGGGTCCGGCCGCGTCCGCTAGTCCATTTTCTCCCTGCCGGACTTGCCGCAAGGCCCCGGCGGGGTTCTCGACACCGTGGTGTCAAGCAGCACGCCGACCGGCATCCCGACTGGGGCCGGTTCGGAGGTCCGGGTGCGAATCCCGGCGGCGTTCTTTCCCTCGTCAGAGAAGCAGGCAATGCAGCCAGACGCGATCCTGATTACGCAGCCCAACGTCGATTTCCGCACCTTCCTGGGCGTCAGCCACAAGGTCTTGGGCTACAGCCCGGCGCAGCAAACAGACGCCTGTCGCCGGGAATTGTCGGACGCCGAGCGGTTCCTAAGCTGCCTGGCGGCGCTGCGCGATCCACAGGCCCCGGTCGGCCTGCTGCCAAATCTGTTGGCCCACGTCTCGTTCAGCGTGTTTCTGGCCGCCGACGAGCGGGACATGCTCGACATCTTGCAGTTTGCAGCGAGTATGCCGTTTGTGACGGCAGAAAGCCTGGCTCGCGGGGTGTTAGCGGCCGTCATAACCGGCACGCTCGGCCAATGGCGCGATGCCGTCAAATCCGGTTCAAGCCCTACGGCCGAACCGTCGGTTCGCTGCTGCTTCAACAAAATCTACGGCCTGTTCAACGCCGCGGGCCTGAACGTCTGGGGCGACTTCCGCTCGCGCGAAGCCCCGGACCAAACCTTCTTCCTGGAAAACAAATGCCGCCAGTAGCCGCCATTTGGGCAGCGTTCTGCATACCAACTGATAGATACATGCCTGTTGTGGCTTGGTGATCCTTTGCAACCGTACTACGACAAGAACGACATCACGATCTACCACGGCGACTTGCTCGACGTGCTGCCGGCGCTGCCCGAGGCGTCGGTTGACTTCGCGCTCACAGACCCGCCCTACGGCCTTTCCTTCATGGGCAAGGGCTGGGACCACGGCGTCCCCGGCCCGCTCTATTGGCAGGCCATTGCCCGCGTGTGCAAGCCGGGTGCGCTGCTGCTGGCCTTCGGTGGCACGCGGACCTACCACCGCCTGACCTGCGCCATCGAAGAGGCCGGCTGGGAAATCCGGGACTGCCTGATGTGGCTCTATGGGCAGGGGATGCCCAAGTGCGGCGACATCGGCAAGCTCATCGACAAGGCCAAGGGGATCAAGCGCGAAGTCATCGGCACGAAGCTGGGGCGGCCCGGCTACTCCTTGGCGAACAATGGCCGCACGAACGAGGTCTACGGCGACCTGCACAATCCCGAGGCGGAGTGCGCCATCACAGCCCCGGCTACTCCCGAAGCGACGAAATGGACCGGCTGGGCGATGGCCCTGAAGCCGGCCTTCGAGCCGCTCGTCCTCGCGATGAAGCCGTTGGACGGCACGATTGCCCACAATGCCCTGACGTGGGGCGTGGCCGGCATGAACATCGACGCCTCCCGCATCGGCACCGAGAGCACCGTTCGCACGCGCGGCGATAGCCTGACTGACGCGGGCTGGGCCAGCACTAATCGTTCGCCCGTGGGCGGTTCAGAGTGTGGTCGTTGGCCGGCGAACCTGCTCTTGGACGAGGAAGCAGCCCGCCTTCTCGACGCCCAGACCGGCACTCTCACCAGCGGCACGAACTGTGTCCGCAGCAAGCCCGGTGATGGCTATCACGGGCGCATCGGTAAAGCGGGCGACGTGCAGGTGAGCTACGGCGACTCTGGCGGGGCAAGCCGATTCTTCTATTGCTCGAAGGCCACGAAGAAGGAGCGCGGGCCGGGCAACGATCACGCCACGGTCAAACCTCTCGCGCTGATGGAATATCTACTGACCCTCCTTTCGACCCCAGAGGGCGGCGTGATCCTCGACCCGTTCGCCGGCAGCGGCACGACGCTCCTGGCCGCCCGACAAATCGGTCGTCGTTGCATCGGCGTTGAACTCGACGAGCACTACTGCGAGATCGCGACGAGCCGACTGGAATCCTTGTAGGCGCTTTCAAGTGTTTTGCGACTTCAGTGAACGAGAGAAGGAATACATGAGCGAACAAGTACGTGTAAACGACCGTAAACGAATCGCCGCTTCCCTTCGGCAGCGGGCCTCGGCGACTTCCAATGAGGTCTCTCGCCTCGCCTACATCTTTGACCGCCCTCGGCACGTCATTGCCAAGTCGCACGAGGCCCAGGTGCTCCGCGAGATCGCCGACCAGATCGAGCAGGGAGTCATCTGATGATCGAGAACATCAAGCTGACGACCCGCACCGACTCCGGCAGCCTGATCCGGGTCGCCGCCAAGATCGAGCGCAAGGACGGCCGCATCTGGTTCGTCGAGTCGCCCTACTCGCTCAAGGATGAGATCAAGGCGATGCGCGGCTCGCGGTGGCACGGCTACGACGACGAGAAGCCACAGAAGATGTGGTCCGTGGAGGACTGCCAACGCAACCGCTTCCAGCTTGCCTTCCTGATGGGCGAGAACGTGTTTGTGTGGTTCGACCAGCCGCTCGTGCGCCACGACTACGCCCGTCCGCTGATGCCGCACCAGCGCGACCTGGCCGACGCCGGCCTGACCTACCACTTCCAGATATTCGCGGCCGAAATGGGCACGGGCAAGACCCTGGCTGCCCAGGAAGTCATGGAGCGCTCTGGCATCAATTTGTGGTGGTGGGTCGGCCCCAAGACGAGCCTGCCGAACATCAAGCGGGAACTGCGTAAGTGGCATTTCCCGTTTGACAAGATTCAGGTCGAGTTCTTTACCTACGAGGGCTTGAAGACCGTCGTGGATCATTGGGACGGATCGCAAGTCTTGCCGCAAGGATTCATTTGCGACGAGTCGAGCCGGTGTAAGAACGCCGCGGCGCAGCGTTCGGAGGCGTGCCAGAAGCTCGCCGACATGATCCGCGAGAGGTACGACCACGAGGGCTACGTCATCGAGATGTCGGGCACGCCTTCACCCAAGACGCCCGTGGACTGGTGGAGTCAGTGCGAGATTGCGTGGCCAGGCTTTCTCAAAGAGGGCAGCCCGAAGGCGATGGAACAGCGCCTCGGCTTCATGGTCGATCAGACCTACGAGTCCGTGGGCACCTTCAAGAAGCGCATTGGCTGGAAGGACGACCAACGGAAGTGCATCAAGTGCGGCAAGCTACGGGAAGAAGGTCCGCACGATCCCGACGACTTCGACGATGGCTACCACTCCTATGAGCCGAGCAAGAACGAGGTTGCCTTGCTCTACGAACGGCTCAAGGGGCTGGCGATCGTCAAGCACAAGAAGGACTGCCTGAACCTGCCCGAAAAGCGATACCGCAAGATCGTCTGCAAGCCGACTCCCAGCACCTTGCGGGTCGCCCAGGCGCTCGTCGATTCGGCTGTGAACGCGGTCACGGGCATGACGCTCTTGCGCGAATTGAGCGACGGCTTCCAGTACCGCGAGATCAAGGACGGCGTGACGCGATGCACGCACTGTACTGACGGAACAGTGGACGAGTGGGTCGATCCGAGCGATCCCGAGCGGGTCTACCGCACGGTGGACCTGATGGACCCGGAGTTTGTTGCCACGCTCGTAAGACAGACCGCGCCTTGCCCGGCCTGCGGCGGCACGCGGGAAGTCGCCAAGATCACGCGCATCGCCCAGGAGATTCCCTGTCCGAAAGACGCCGCCCTCAAGATGCTCTTGGAGGAGAACGAGGAAGTCGGCCGGCTGGTGGTGTTTGCCGGTTTCACCGGCTCGGTGGACCGCATCGTCAGGCTGTGCCTCACGCAAGGCTGGGACGTGGTGCGGTGCGATCAGGGTGAGTTCCAAGTGTTCTCCAACGATGAAGGAGATGGGAAGAGCGACATCAGCGAGGAGCCGCTGGACTATTGGGCCAACCTGGAGCATCCCAAGGTGGCCTTCGTCGCCAACCCGGAGTCCGGCGGCATGTCGCTGACCCTGGTCGAGGCCCGCATGGCGGTTTACTGGTCCAACTCCTGGAAGCCCGAGTACCGCGTGCAGAGCGAAGACCGCATCCACCGCAAAGGCATGGACGAGAACCTGGGATGCACGATCGTGGACCTGATTCACCTGCCAAGCGACGAGCGCGTCCTTGAGGTCATTCGTGCGAATCGCCGCTTAGAACTGATGACCTTGGGAGAGGTCTTGGAGGGCGTCGATTGGAACGATACCGGCAACGGAGAGTTACAGGTGGAGGAAGCGGTAACGTGAGCCATGTTGTTTGCAGAGTGGCGCTTTCCGAAGGCACATGGGAAACCCAGCCGTCCAAGCACGGTCTACGAGAACTGCTGCGGTCGATCTTCCCGCCACCTGCGGACGAAGACCTGCCGCCGTCGCTCGCCATGCTCACTCGTCTGAAGTTCGAGGAGCCGGGAGAGGACGCGATTCTGGTGGCTGAGGCCACGGTGCGGCCTCGCCACTGGCACTGCGAGACCGTTCGTGACGACATCGTTGAAGCCTTGCTCGCCTCCTTCCAGCCCGAGTACGAGTCGATGGTCGAAGTTGAAGTGATTGAGTGAACATCCTTTTCACCCCTGGAGTTGCAACGATGAAATACGTGCTTGTGGTCCTGACCCTGATCGCTCTGGCCGCGGTCCCGGCAATCGCCAGTGTTCCCGATGATTTGCAGAAAGTGAGCGTCACCATCAAGGCGGGCCGCGCCCAGGGCTCCGGCACCCTCGTCACCCGGCAGGTGGGCGACGATACCGTGACCTTCATCTGGACGGCGGCCCATGTTGTCGATGGCCTCCGCACCACGCGCACCGTGGTCACGTCCCAGGGCACGCCCCGGATTCTGGTCGAATACAAGGACGCCGAGATCGTCCAGGAACGGCAGCAGGACGGCCGCCGGGTGGGCGAGGTCAAGTACGACTGCAAGGTCATCAAGGCCAGCGACGCCGACTACGGCGAAGACCTGGCGGTGCTGATGGTCCGCTGCAAAGGGGCGTATCCACTCAACGTGTGCGCCCGGTTCCATAAAGACCCGAACTACATCCCGGCAATCGGGGTCGATCTGAGCCATTGCGGCAGCCTGCTGGGGCAGTTCGGGGCCAATAGTTATACCACCGGCGTTCTGTCGCAAGTAGGCCGAACCCTGCCGATGAAGGGTGCCAATGTCAAGGTCTTTGATCAGGTCACGACCGTCTCGTTCCCCGGTTCGTCCGGTGGCGGCATGTACCTGAAGGACAGCGGCCTGTACATCGGCATGTTGACCCAGGGCGTGATGCAGTTGCAGGGCTTCAATTTCATCGTTCCCGTGCGGCGCATCCACGCTTGGGCCAAGGCGTCGAAGATCGAGTGGGCCATCAATGCCGATGTGCCCATGCCAACCATGAAGGAGATCGAGGCGATTCCCGTGGAAGATGCCGGCCAGTCGCCGGGCGGGTATCCACAACGCAATCCAGCAATTGACGGTCCCGAGGAGCCGCCTGCTGCCTGTAAACCGCCATTCGACTTCAACGACGGGATCAAGTGGGTCGAGCGATTCCTTACTCGCGCGAGCAGTCGGTCGCTCTGAGGCCACCCCTCTCGTCTGCCCGATCTTGGCCTGACCGACGATTTCGACTGGGCGGCGGCGGGCAGCGCCGCCCGGCCTCTCTTGAATCAGCTCGCTGTGGGCTGCTCTGGGGGTTTAACGAGGTGCCCGATGGGCCGACCGAATAGCTGGAAGCGCACAACGCGGGCCTGCGATGCCCCGAAGGCGAAACGCGACTTCAAGAAGGCGCTTCATCGAAAGAACCGGCGGAAGGCACGCATCAATCCCGAAGTGATGGACAAGAAACTCGACGGCTGGGCGTTCGACTAACATCAGAGGTGGCAACAGGATGAGAAAACTCAGCGAAGAGCGGGTGAAGGAACTCAAGGCAAAGCTGGCCGAAGGCATGACGCAGCCCAAGGTGGCGGGACTCTTCGGCGTCAGCCGGTCAACCGTCTCGGACATCGCCACGGGGCGCATCTATGCCGGCGTCCCCTGGCCCGAAGGCGGGCCGCCCGTGCCGAAGCGCGGGGGTGGGCAGCGGAAGCCGATTGAGAACTACGACCCGACCAATGCCAAGATCATGGAGTTGGAATCGGAAATCGTCCACCTGACCGAGGAACGAAACCGGGAGCGGGCAAGGGTCAAGGCCAGCGCCAAGATCGCCGGCCTGTTCAAGGCCGTCGTCGCCGAGATGGACCAGCGGATCAAGCCCTTCGAGGCCCTGCCGCCGGCCGCCACCTGTCCGCGCAAGGCCCAGATTACTGAGCACGTCGTCATGCACCTTTCGGACGGCCACCACGATCAAGTGGTGCGGCCCGAGGAAGTCGGCAACCTGGAAAAGCACGACTTCCTGGTGTCGTGCTGTCGGGCCGAACGCTACGTGGACACGGTGATTGAGTGGACGCAGGACACGCTGGCTCCGAAGTTCGCGTTCCCCGTTTTGAGCGTGCTCGCCTACGGCGACTTCACCAGCGGCGAAATCCACAAGGCGGCGGAGCGGTCCTACTACCGCAACCAGTTCAAGAACTGCTTGGCGATCGGGCAGCTTCACGCCCTGATGTACCGCGACCTGGCTCCCCACTTCGAGCAGGTGAATGTCCTCTACCTGGCCGGCAATCACGGCCGGCGGACACCGAAGAAGGACTACGGCGGGGCCAAGGACAATTGGGACTACCTGATCGCCGAAGTGACCCGCCTCTACTGCAAGGAACTGCGCAACGTCCACTTCCAGATTCCCGACTCCTGGAGTGCGAACATCGAGATCAATGGTGTGGGGTTCAACATCAGCCACGGCGATGATGTCCGCTCGAACCTGGGCATCCCCTGGTACGGCATGACGCGCCGACAGAAGGGCCTGATCGCCCTGGGGGCGGCGGCAGGGGCAGCACGGGTCCGGTACTTCTGTGTCGGCCATCACCATGCCGCCAGCATCCTTTCGGACGTGGATGGCGAGTTGTTGGTCAACGGCTCGTGGGTGGGCACCGACGCCTTTGCCTACAACAGCCTCAGCGGCTACCGCGAGCCGTGCCAATGGTTCCACGGGGTCAACCCCAAGCACGGAATCACCTGGCGGATGAACGTCAAGCTACGGACGCCGGCCGAGAAGGACGGCCCACGGCGCTACCGGATCGACGGCGGCCGAGAGATCGGCCCGATGGACTTGGAGAAATGACGTGAAGAAATTGGTTGCTCTGTTGGGGTTCGCCACCGTGGGCGTGCTTTTGCTTTGTATCGTGGCCGTCCTCGTGCGCGGCCTCTGCCTCTCGATTCTGTGGGGCTGGCTGATCGCTCCGGTATTCGGAGTGCCCGCCTTGGGCGTGGCCCCGGCCATCGGTCTAACCGTGTTTCTCAACTTTCTGCTCAACCACAAGAAAGAGGAACAGACGGTGGCCGACGTGTTCGTCGCCCCGTTGTTCGCCCTCGGCGTCGGCTGGGTGATTCACCTGCTCATGTAGGAGTCCGCAATGCCTATGCAAAGTCAGGCCCAGCGGCGCTACCTCTGGGCGACCAATCCCAAGTTGGCAAAGGAGTTTGAGGGTCACACGCCAAAGGGCAAGAAGCTCCCCGCGCGCGCGAAGCCGAAGAAACGGAAGAAGTGATGCCTCACCGACCTGGACGCTGGACGATCGAGCACTGGCGCGACGGCGAGTGCGTCGAGCGGCTGGCCGTCACCGACAAAATGGTCCAGCGGTGCGACGACGGCACCTGCCGCGTGGTCTTTCCACCCGGCTGCATCGTGCTGGCGACGGGCGACGAACTTCGCTTCGACGCAGACGGCTTGATCGAGCGCTTGCAGGAGATGAAGTCGTGCCCGAAAGACTGAGACTGGACATCTTTCGCATCAGCCGGGGCCAGTCCCCGAAAGCGATGCAGACCTATTACGTCGTGGGGCAAAGACCCGCAGGCGGCATGGTGGCCCGAGTCGTTGTTCCCGAGGACTTGACCCTCACCAAAGGCGACACGCTTGTCTTCGACTTCACAAACGAGCCGCACCTGTAAGGAAACACGCCCGTTTCGCGCCATCTTCGTCGATGGCCCGATGGATGGACAAGAGCGGGTGACGAGCGGCGACTACCGCCGCGTGACGGTCACGGATCGTCGGGACGGCAGGCACTACGTTTACACGCTCTTGCTCGGCTACGGCGAGGCCCGCCCCACGCTGATCTACGGGCTGTCGCCCAGCGTGGAGGCCGGCATGGATCGGCTCATCGAACACTACTTGGAGAAGCACCAACGATGATTCACGTTCCGATCCACGCCCGGCCTGTCGAGCATCCCGAGGAATGGGACGAAGAGCCGTGCGTCGCTAGTTCGAGCCCAGCCGCCACAGCCTCATTCACGGAGAAAGCAATGCCCATCTTCTGCGTAAGCGACCTGCACCTGTGCGACCGTGGCTACCGCGACAACTTCGCGGTGCAAGGCCGCGAGGCCCGCTTCCACGAGTTCCTGGACTTCGTGGAGGCCGAGGGTGGTCAACTCTACATCCTGGGCGACTTATTCGACTGGTGGCAGGCCAATCTGAGCAAGTCGATACGCGCCTATCAGGACTTGTTAGCCCGCCTGACACACCTGGGGCCGCTTGGGGCCTTGTGGGTCGTCGGCAACCACGACAATGCCCTGACCGACTTTCTGGGCAGCGCGGTCGGACTGCGCGGGCTTGAGTTGCCTGCCATGTCCAAGGCTTTCGAGGCGACCATCGGCGGCCGGCGGTTCGCCTTCCTTCACGGCCATGAGTCCGACCCCTACTGCCGCGATCTGAACCCAGGCAGCGGGGAGATTACGGCAATCATTTCCGGGTTGCTGGAAGATCGCAACCGGGGACCGTTCGACGGACACCATCATGCCGTGGAGGACCAGTTCGTCGGCACACTGGAAAGCGCCTTGACCCTCTGGCGGAAGCTGACGTTCCAGCACGGCCGCCTGGACGAAATGATCGACGGCGTGGAGGCGTGGCGCAAAGAGGCCGGGGCGGAGGTGGTAGTGTACGGCCACACCCACGAGCCGGGCCGCATCGGCGATTACCACTTCAACACGGGCACCTGGGCCAGGACGAACGACACCTTCGTTCGAATCGACGAAAACGGGCAGACAAGCCTGTGGGAGTGGCTGCCCGGCAAGCAAGCCGTTCCTTTCGAGCACCTTTTGCGATGAAGCCGCTGGAAAAATACCAAGCGTATTCGGTCCCGGTGGCGGCCATCTACTACGATGCCGACTTCAACTGCCGGGGCGAGTTCACGCTGCAATCCGTCAAGGAACTGGCCGACAGCATCGCCGAAGCGGGCCGGCTGATCTGCCCAGTCGCGGTACAGCCGTGGACCGAGGGCGGTTTCCAATATCGTTTGATCGTGGGGCACCGCCGCTTCAAGGCTGTGACCGTATTTCTGAAATGGACCGAGATACCGGCCTACGTCTGTGAGGGCCTGAGCGACCACGAAGCCCGCATGTTGAACTTCGTGGAGAACCTGCAACGCAAGAGCCTCAATGTCCTGGAAGAGGCCCGCGCGATCGGAAACCTCTATCCCAACGGCGCCAGCCTGCGGCACGCCGCCCAGGAGTTGAAGCAGCCGACCCGCTGGGTCCATGTCCGGTTGCGGCTCTTGGAAATGCCGGAGGAAGTGCAACAGAAGGCTGCCGCCGGCCTGCTCTCGGCGGTCAACCTGGATCGGATCGCCGGAGAAGAAGGGCCGGACGATCAGATCAGGATTGCCCGCGAGATTACCGAGGCCCGCGAGCGGGGCAAGGGGAAGTTCCTGCCCGGATTGAGCAGGGCGTGTAAAGGCCGCTTCCAGCATCGGCGGACAAAGGCCCAGATTTCCAGGATGATCGCCCGCATGTTCGACGCGGGCATAGCCGGCTTGGCTCCACGGGTCGCGGCTTGGTGCGCCGGCGACGTGAACGACGAGGAACTGATTGCCGACATCGAGCGGGAAGGACGCACTGATGGCTGAGACTGGAATCGACCTGCGGCGGCTCGCGCCGGGCAACAGCGTCCTGCTGGAAACGGACACTCGCCTCTACGAGCTAAAGGTGATGACTCCGGCATTGGGCCTGGCGGAAATCAGTTCCACGGACCCTGCTCTGCATCAGACCACGGTAGGACAACTCCTTTCCAGCATCGGGCCGAGCGGCGGCCGGAACGGTTGGATCGGCAAGGGGTTGGCCATGCGAATCAGGTTCCGCAATGGCGTCTACACTTCCGGTCCTGTCGCATCGGCGCGGGTTGTCGGCAAGGGTTGGCATTACGACGTGTTCTGAAAAATGAGCAAAGTTTATCTCGACACCGAGACGTGCGGACTGCACAGCACGATGGTGCTGTTGCAGTACGCCGAAGAAGACGGCCCCATCGTCCTCCACGAGGTATGGCGGCGGCCGATCCGGGAGACTCTAGCGCTCATCAAATGGCTTTGCGGCCACGCCATCGTGGGCTTCAACCTGTCCTTCGATTGGTTCCACGTCTGCAAAATCTACACCGTCTTCCAGCTCTGCGACCCGGATTGGATTCCCGAAGAGCACATCGCCGAGATAGCGATGCTGGAACCGAAGGGGCAGGACGGCCCGTGCGTCAAGCCGGCGTCCGCCCTGGACTTGATGCTCCACAGCCGCAAAGGGCCTTACCAGGCGCTCATGGCCCGCGAAGACATCCGCATCAAGCGGGTGCCCACGGCCCTGGCTTACGCCCTGGCCCGCGAACTGGAAGGCCGCATCCAACTGGACAGCATCTACTTCGCCAAATCCGCCGATCCGGAGGCCCCCAAGTGGCAAGTGTTCGACCGCAAGGACCGCTTCGACGACATCGACCCCGACTTCAAGGATGTCGTGTTGAAGTTCAATCCGGCCGGCGGCCTCAAATTCCTGGCCGAGCACGCCCTGAAACTGACGCCCAAGTTCCACTTCAAGGACGTTGAGCCGCCGGCCGCTTGGCGGCCGTATGAACTGGGCTACGCCCCCACGGCCCTGCACGTATCCAGTCCTGAACGGGGCTGGGCCATCGACACCAGCGAAGACAACAAGAAGGTGGTGCGCTACGCCTGGCCGGGCGTGATCCGCCAGCACATCGAACACTGGTCCACCCGCGCCGACGCGCGGGAGTACGCCAACGACGACATCGTTTATACGCGGGCGCTCGACAAGCACTTCGGCTGTCCGCCGCCGGGCGACAACGACTCCATTCTGGCCTGTATGGTGGCGGCCGTCCGCTGGCACGGATTCACGATCAACCGACAAGGGATCGAGCGACTGCGGGCCAAGGCCCAGGCCGTGGTAGCGGCCAGCCCGGTGAACATCAACAAGCCGGGCGAGGTCCGCAAGTATGTCACGGCCGTGATGAACGCCACCGAGGATGTCTTTCTCCAAGCCTCCACAAACAAGGCCAACCTGGAAGCGATCAGCAAGTGGGGCGTCGGCGAGCTGTGCCCCCAGTGCAAGGGGAAAGGCCACCTGGGCAAGGAAGCGGACATGTGCCCGCAGTGCAAAGGTCTGTGCTACGTCGGCGAGCCGGAGCCGTGCGGCAGGTGCGAGGGCGGCGATCCTCAATGCCCCCGCTGCGGCGGCACGGGCGTCTTGCAGGCCGGCCAGCACCCAGCCGGCATACGCGCCAGGGAAATCCTCGCGGTGAAGTTCGCGGCCAAGGAAATGGAGCTTTACGACAAGCTCATCTCGGCCGGAAAGTTTCACGCCTCGTTTGTCGTGATTGGCGCGCTTTCGTCCCGCATGGCCGGGGCGGATGGCCTCAACGCCCAGGGCATCAAGCACACCAAGGAGGTCCGGCAGATGTTCCCCCTCGCTTGGAACGGGTATCTGCTGTGCGGCGGCGACTTCAGTTCCTTCGAGGTGACGATCGCCGACGCCGTGTGCAACGACGAGGCTCTGCGCGCCGAGTTGATCGCCGGCCGGAAGATTCATGCCCTGTTCGGCATGGCGCTGTTCCCTGGCTCGACCTACGAGGAGGTCAAGGCCAGCGATGGCAGCACGACCAACGATATGTACACAAAGGGCAAGCAGGGGTTTTTCGGCACGATGCTCTACGGCGGCGATCACACTACCCTGGTCAAGCGCCTGGGCGTCAGTGAGGGGGTCGCCAAGGAGGCTATTGAAACCTTCGGTAAACGGTTTACGGGCGTCAAGAAATGGCGGAAGCGGGTCGCCGACTCTTTCTGCTCCATGACTCAGCCCGGCGGGATCGGCACGAAGGTGATGTGGAAAGAGCCCGCCGACTACGCCGAGACGATGCTGGGCTTCCGTCGCTACTTCACGCTGGAAAACCGCATCGCCCGCGCCATTTTCGATCTCGCCTGCAAGCCGCCCAAGCACTGGAAGGACTGCAAGGTCAAGGTCGTCCGCCGCGATCGAGTGCAGACTGCCGGCGGTGCCGTTTCGTCGGCTCTTTATGGTGCCGCCTTCTCGATGCAGGGGGCCAACATGCGGGCGGCGGCGAACCATGAAATCCAGAGCGTCGGGGCAGAGATTACAAAGCACCTGCAACGAAGGATTTGGGACTTGCAGCCGGCCGGGGTGAACGACTGGCACATCGCGCCCATTAACATCCATGACGAGATCATGTGTGTCACCCGCGCGGATATGGTTTCCCGCGTCACCCCGATTGTCCGCGAGGTGGTCGAGTCCTACCGGCCCAAGGTGCCGCTGATCGGGATGAATTGGAATGTGGAAATGGCGAATTGGGCCGAGAAGAAAAGCGGCACCATCAAGATCATAGCGCCGGAGATGATGTAGTGGGACGCATCTGCCACCCGAAACACGGCCCGGAATGGCACATCCAGCAAGCCCTGATCCGGTACTTGCGGGTGCGGGGCTGGCTGGTCGAGCACACCCACGGAAGCCTCTTTCAGACCGGCTTCCCCGACCTTTTCGTCTCGCACCCGAGGTGGGGCCAGCGGTGGATCGACTGCAAGCAGACCAAGAACTACACGTTCACCAAGGCCCAGCGACTCAAGTGGCCGCTGTGGGAGGCGGCCGGCGTCGGCATCTGGATTCTCACGGGTGCCGACCAGGAGAACTACGACAAGCTGTTCAAGTCGCCCAACTGGCGCGACTACTGGAAGGCGTCTTGGGGTCAGGTTCCTGACATCGACGCCATGTTAGCCGAGCTAGTCCGCGAAGGCATATCGGCCTGACGCGCAGCTCCCGAAACTGTTGCCTTTCGCCAACTGCCTGACGCTATGCGCCTACAACGCAAACCCGAGCGCTGGATGTGTCTGCCGACATCCTTCGCCATCGCGCTGGACATGCCGGTCGCCACCATCCTGGCAGAGATCGGCCACGACGGCGGCAAGATCGTCAACCACGTGTTGCCTGAGCCGCTATGCCGAGCCGGCTTCCACGTTCAGGAATTGGTTGACGTGTGCCTACGGCACGGCCTGGCGGTTACGCCGGTCGAACTATGCCCGATCCTTTCTCCCGGCCCCAGGTACGAGCCGCGCGAAGTCGTCACCGATGATGCCGGCTGGCGGCGCTTTGCGCGCGCGATCAACGGCAGCCGAGGCGTCATCGAAGGAGTCAGTCGGCGCTCATTTCACGCGGTCGCCTACGACCACGGCCGCATCTACGACCCGGACGCGGGCGAGTACGACTACTCGCCTGCTGCCTGCGAAGCCCGCAGCTTCGCTCCCTTCTGTGCCTGGCGCATCGACCCCATCGGAGAACGCACCTGTGAGTAGCCAATACAACAGCGATTTGACTGCCGACATGGCCCGCCTCGGCGAACCGTCCTCCGTCGAGGAAAACGAGCGGCTCTATCCGCTTGTCGTCGCCGGTGACGCTGATGCCCGCCGGCAGATGATTGAGGGCAACATGCCGCTAGTCGTTGCCAAAGTCGACAGTTTTCTGGCCCAGTTTCCCCATCTAGCGTATCTCCGCGACGATCTGACCAGCGCTGGCTTTCTTGCGCTGGTCCAGGCTGTCAATAAGATCGCCGAAGGCAAGGTTCGCACCAACGCAAACGGTTATATCGGCGTCTCCATCAATGCCGCTGTCGGACATCTGCTGGAAGATGAATCGCCAATTCAAGTGTCACACGGGGACCGTCAACGAGCCAAGGCAAAGGGAGAAGAGATCGAGGTGCCCTCCGTAGTGAACACAATGCCTGACCACTGCCGCCTGCCGATAGCTCCGCAGGCACAAAAGGTTCAGGCCCGCGACCTGCTCCGCTCTTGTTGCAAGGACGACACCGAACGGAAAATCCTGCGGCTATCCGAATCAGGCTGCACATACCGGCAAATCACCGCTCAGGTGCCATACAAGAAGTCGCAGATCGGAAACATCGTGAACCGTATCGAAGCAGATTACTGCCAAAAGCGTGGCCTGCGCTGCCGCCAAGAACAGGCATGAGAATCTTCCTGGATCAGGATGATGTGTGCAACACGTTCACCATGTATGCCCTGCACCAACTTGGCTGCAAGGTGAGCGCCACGGACTACGCTGATTATCCGCCTGTCGGCTACGACATCGTGGCTGCCACCAATTGGCTCGGCGGCCGGCAATACACAGTGCCGGATTTCTGGAACTTCATCGGCCGCGAGGTGTGGGCCACGGTGCCCGAGTCCGAGGTCTTCCCCTGGCTGTTGGAGGAGGCCGCACGTCTCGTGGGCCGGGAAAACGTCTGCATCGCCACTGCCCCGACAAAAGACCCCGACTGCGTGGCCGGCAAATTGGAGTGGATTCATCGCCACTTCCCGGCCTGGATGCACCGCCAGTACGTCCTCACGCCGCGCAAACACTTTCTGGCCCAGCCGGGCGCGGTGCTAATCGACGACAACGAAGAGAACATCCGCCAATTCGAGGCCCACGGCGGGGTGGGCATACTGGTGCCGCGGCCTTGGAACTCGGCCTGGGGACGAAAGCCGCTGGTCTACCTCAAAGAAAGATTGCACAGCACCGTTCCGACTCAACAGCGACGGTGATTTAACTGATAGAGAGCTTCACTATTGTCCCCAAGTCAAAGCCATGTATACCGTCGATTTCATTCCGGCCGAGTGGGTGGAGCGGGCCGCGTTCTGGCCGGGCTTGGTGGTCTACAGCCGGCCCATCACCATCGAGCGGCGGCTGTATACCCGGCGGGCCACTGACGTGGAACTGCTGCTCCGATCCTTGCTCCCGGCACAGGCACACTGATGGCAAAACGCGAGTTTCTGCAACTGGCCGATCACTACGATCCGCACAAACATAATGTCGCGGGTTGGTTCATATCGGAAAAGCTGGACGGGACGAGGTGCTTCTGGGACGGCGGAATCACCCGTGGGCTGCCCACCGAGCAAGTTCCCTGGGCGTCGATCATCGACCCGAAGACCGGCCAGAAGAAATCCAAGATCAAGCCCGTGGCGACGGGCCTATGGAGTCGTTACGGGAACCCCATCATGGCCCCGGACTGGTGGCTGAACAAACTGCCGGCGTGTCCGCTGGATGGCGAGCTATGGGCGGGGCGCGGCAACTTCCAACTCTGCCGCTCGATTTGCGGCGGCGATGAGCCTGACCTGCGATTCAACAAGATTGTCTTCGCCGTCTATTCCTCTCCACCACTGAGCGCGATCTTCGCCACCGGCCAGATCAAGAATGCCAACATGGTTGCCGCTATCGACTTCACTTCCGTCGAGGATTGGGTCCGTTGCCGACTGAAAGTCCTCGACGGCAGCCACAGGCGGCCCGGTGGCTACCGCTGTCTGCCGCCGGGTGCGGCTTTCGCAGACGAGTTGGAGTTCATGCGAGTCGTCCTGAGCAAGTGCGACCCAGATGCGCCATGCTGCCTGCACCGGCAGGAGAAGCTAGTTGACTTCCCCGATGGGGCCGCCGCGCAGGTGGAAATCTTCCTCCAGCGGGTGCTCGACCAGGGCGGCGAGGGCGTGGTGATTCGCAATCCCAGCGCCGTTTGGACACCGAAGCGGCACAGCGGCATCCTCAAGTACAAGCCCTTCCTCGATGCCGAGGGCCGCGTTGCGGGCTTTACCAGCGGCCGGGAGACGAACAAGGGTAGTCGACTCCTCGGCAAGATCGGCGCGTTGATCGTGGATTACAGGGGCAGGCGGCTGGAACTATCCGGCCTCACCGATGCCGAGCGCGCGTTCTCCGATCCGATGGCCCGCGACTGGGCCGTCAACAACCCCGGCCAGGACGCGCCGTACTGGGTCGAAGGCAAGCTGTTCAAGAAGGGTCAGACGGTCACGTTCAAATACCGCGAACTCAGCGATGACGGTATCCCGAAAGAGGCCCGCTTCTGGCGGCGGAGGGACGCCGAGTGACCGCGATGCCCAAGATCATCTATCGTCAGTACGGCGGCAAGGCGTCCATCGCCAAATGGATCGTCTCGCACTTCCCGCCACACCGGGTCTACATGGAGCCGGCTGCTGGGTCTGCCGCCGTATTGCTCGCCAAGCCCCGTTCATTCGTCGAGATCATCAACGATCTGGATGAGGCGATTGCGAGTATGTGGCGCGCGATCAAGTCGCAGCCAGAGCAACTGGCCGCTCTGCTTTGGGCAACGCCATACACGGCCGCCAACTGGCGGGACCAGCCCGTGGGTGACATCGACCAGGCTGTGCTGCTAATGGCCCAGGGAGCACAGTTCTATTGCGGGAACGGCAACTCGTCCACCTGGTCGCTCGACAAGTGCCCGGCCCCGCACAAGCCGAAGCCCGAGGTTTGGGCCGACTGGTTCCGCCGGATACTGCCTGCCGCTAACCGGCTGCGAGGGGTCCAGTTGCTTCACGAGGATGCCTTGGTTGCCATCGAGCGGGTGTACCACGACCCCACCTGCCTTTTGTACATGGACCCACCGTATCTGGGACACGAAAACGAGTACCGCTACCGCATCGACTATCCGGCGATGGTGGAACTGCTGCACTCGGCCAAAGCCAAGGTGGTTGTCTCCGAGTACCCCGACGCCGCAGAGTTCTACCGCGGCTGGAACCGCATCGACCGCGTGACCGCCAGCCGCGCCGGAACCGGACGGCACAACTACCGGGGCAAAACGAAAACCGAAGTCCTATTCACGAACTTCTGACCATGACCAAACGAAACCCAAAGCAAGAGGGCAGCAACCTCTTCGACTGCAAGCCGCAAACCGGGCCGTGTCCGATTGGCTGCAATCAGTGCTTCTACAATCGGGAAGGCGCTTTCTACGTGGACATCCACAAGCCGCACATGCCCGATCCCGAGGAGGTGGGCGATGGCATCGTGCGGGTCAACTGCGGCCACGACAGCAACATCGGCCGGGACGAAGTGATTGCGGCCACGGCCAAGTATCCGCGCCGCTTCTTCAACACCTCGATCCCGACGTTCGCTTTTCCGGCTCCCGTTGTGCTGACAGCGAATCCCCAGGAAGAGGAGATGGGGGCCGACCCATACGGAATCAAACCACCTGACAATCTGACGTTCGCTCGCCTACGGGTCTCGGCTACCAATCTCAACCTGATCCGCAAACAGGTTTCCCGCTGGTCCGATTGGCTCGTGCCCGTGGTGCTCACGTTCATGGCCTATTACGACCGCGAGCCGAAAGTCCCCGAGGAAGTCGCCACGTCCGTGGGCGGCCCGTGCTACGAGTGGCGGGTGCGACACATCAACTCGTACTGGTGTCCGACCGCCGGCTTCATCCGCTACGTCATGGGCCTGTTCAGGGGCAATCGGCTCGTTTCCTACTGCGGAAGTCTGGAAGGATCGTACTGCCGGCTCTGCCGCAATTGCGAGACGTATTACCTGCAAACCATCAAACGCATGAAAGGAGAGTAATGAGCCAAGCCGTCACCATTACCATCGCCGGCATCGTGGCCGGAGTCGTCATCACCATCACCGCGCCGCCGATAGCCGCCGTCGTCATGGTCCTGGGACTGGCCGCCGTCTGCTTTTTCGGCTGGAAAGCATCGAAAGGCATGTAATGGCCTACACCGCCGACTTCGCCAATCACCTTTTCCCGGCCGAACACCCCTGCATCCAGAGGAACGTGGAATGACGACCGGCATCGGAAGCCACACCCGTGCCTTCCGAGGAAAGACCGACTGCTGGCTGACGCCGCCGGAGATCATCCAGGCGCTGGGGCCGTTCGATCTTGACCCTTGTGCCGCACCGGGCCAGCCGTGGCCCACGGCGAGGCATCAATACTCCCCGCCGCAAGATGGTCTCGCACTGCCGTGGTTTGGGCGTTTATGGCTGAACGCCCCCTACGGTCAGCAGACGGGGCTGTGGCTGGAACGCCTCAGTCAGCACGGCAATGGCATCGCTCTGGTCTTCGCCCGGACCGAGACGGCGATGTTCTTCGAGCATGTGTGGGGAAAGGTCACCGGAGCCCTGTTTCTCGAAGGTCGGTTGCACTTTTACCAATTCGACGGAACCAGGGCCAAGGGCAACTCCGGCGGGCCATCCGTGTTGCTGGCCTACGGCGAGAAGAACGCACAACTGCTGCTGCAGTGCCCATTGAAAGGCGCGTACTGCACAACAACCGCGAGGCACCGATGAAGACACATCCGAGATGATCGTCCCCCGCTTCGGGGAAGCCTGCGAATCCACGTAAGACCGCCCGGCCGCTCCGCCAGTCGGTCACGGCCCACTTATCAACAACTGTCTCGCGCTACGCGCCCATGCAGCCTTACTACGAGAAAAACGACATCACGCTTTACCACGGCGACCTGCGGGAGGTGCTGCCCCAAGCGATGCAGCCGAACACGGTGGACTTCGTTGTCACCGATCCGCCCTACGGCCTGGGCTTCATGGAAAAGGACTGGGATTTCGATGTTCCCGGCCCGCCTTACTGGAAGGCGATTGCCGGCGTGTGCAAGCCCGGCGCAATGCTGCTGGCCTTTGGCGGCACGCGGACCTGGCACCGGCTCGTCGATGCCATCGAGGATGCCGGCTGGGAAATCCGTGACTGCTTGATGTGGCTCTATGGCCAGGGATTCCCGAAATCGCTGGACATCTCCAAGGCCCTCGACAAGGCGGCAGGGGCAGAGCGGGAGGTGGTTGGCAGACGCACGCAGCCGGACATCCGCGGCGACAGCTACCAGAACCGGCAGCGACACGGCAAGGCCGGCAATGTCGAAATCCTCGACACCATTCCGGCCACCGAAGTTGCCAATCGCTGGAACGGCTGGGGCTCCTCCCTGAAGCCCGCCTGGGAACCGATCGTCCTGGCGATGAAGCCGCTCGATGGCACCTTTGCACAGAACGCTCAACGCCACGGCGTCGCCGGCATGAACATCGACGCCTGCCGGATACCATGCGACTATGCCGCCGAGTACGGCGAGAAGTGGCTTTCGTCAGGGAAGGGAAAAGCCGGCCCCTGGCACGCCACCGAGTACGAAGAGACCCGCAGCGTCGCAGAACGCGTATTTCCCCTCGGCCGCTGGCCGGCGAACCTGCTCTTGGAGCACCATCCCGAGTGCCGGCAAGTCGGTACGACGGTCCTGCGCGGCGATCCGCGGGGCAACTGCGCCGGCCGCCGGCCCGGCGGGTTCGGCAACGTGGGCGCGGACTCTGGCGATGGCGAGCCAAATGCTCGCGTCTACGGCAATGAGGTCGTGCCCGTCTACGAATGCCATCCCGACTGTCCGGTGGGAAGGCTGGACGCCCAGACTGGCACGCTCACCAGCGGCAAGATGAAGGCCGGCCAGCAGCGCAACCGCAGCAAGGGAGAGGGCGGCTATCACGGAGGTTTCCCGGACACGGCCTCGGCCACCGGCACCTTCGGCGACTCCGGCGGGGCATCTCGGTTCTTCTACTGCGGCAAGTCGACAAAGAAGGAGCGCGGCCTGGGCAACGACCATCCCACGGTCAAGCCGCTCGACTTGATGGGCTATCTGCTGACGCTGCTCTCCACGCCGACCGGCGGCGTCATTCTGGACCCCTTCGCCGGCAGTGGGACAACCCTCATCGCCGCAAAGAAACTGGGTCGTCCCTGCATCGGCGTCGAGCTGGATGCCCACAACTGTGACATCACGGCCGCCCGCTTGGAATCGAGAACCTTATGAGCTACACGAAGGAACAGATTGCCGCCGCCCTGGACTTGGCTGTCCTCAAGCCGACTGCCACGGCCGCCGACGTGCGCGCCGCCTGCGCCTTGGCGGTGGCCGGCAAGGTCAAGGCGGTTTGCGTTGCGCCAGCCTGGGTGCCGATGGCGAGCGGTCTGTACCGCAACATCTGCGCGGTGATTGCTTTTCCCCACGGAAACACGCTGCCCGAGGCCAAGTACGCCGAGGCCGTGGTGGCGATGGACTGCGGGGCGAAGGAACTCGATGTAGTGGTCAACTACGGCCGGTTTCTCGATGGCGGCCGGCATGACGCCTTCTGGGACATCGCCAACATCGTCAAGGCTGCCCATCCTCGCGGCGTGCTCGTGAAAGCCATCTTAGAGACGGCCCACTACACGCCGGAGCAGATTCACGAGGCGTGCCGCCTCTGCGTCGAAAGCGGCGTGGACTTCGTGAAGACATCCACCGGCTTCGGCCCCGGCGGGGCCACGCTCGAAGCGGTCAAGGCCATTTTGGAAGCCGTCGATGGCAAGGCAGGGGTGAAAGCCAGCGGAGGAATTAAGACCTACGCCGACGCCGCCTTGTATTTGGACTTGGGCTGCACCCGCCTCGGCGCGTCCACCTACCGGGGGCTGCTGCCATGACAAGACTCAACCGACTGGCCCTGAACCGAGGGTATCTGTGTGGTGCAATGGACCGCGTGAAGGATGGCGGGGTCGGCTGGCGCGAGCACATCAAGACAGCCCTCAAAGACCTCAAGATTATCTGGCTCGATCCGACGTGCAAGCCCATCGATATTGGCGTTGAAGACTTGGAGAACCGTCAGCTTCGCAAGAAGGCAAAGGAACACGGTGATTTTCAGTTTGTCCGCGAACAGATGAAACAGATTCGCCCGGTCGATCTGCGGATGGTGGACATCTGCGACTTCCTCGTGGTGAACATCGACCTGCAAGTCCACGCGACCGGCACTTACGAGGAACTGTTCTGGGCAAACCGCATGAAGAAGCCGGTCCTCGTGCGGATTACGCAGGGCAAGGAACACTGTCCAGATTGGCTGTTCGGCACGCTGCCGTTCGAGATGATCTTCTCGACATGGAAGGAAGTCCACGCTTACCTACGGCACATCGCGCATGATCCCGTAATTGACCGACTCAATCGTTGGTACTTCTTCAACTTCACCGGGGAGTACCAGGGATGAGACCGGACCCGAGCACTCCCAAGCGGTCGTTTGCGAAGGCCGTCAGTTGGGAGACATTCAGCAACCTCGTCTGCTTCGTATTGGCTTACGCCACATTCGGCAACGTCGGAGGCTGCGCCGTGTTCACGGCCATCTGCTTCGTCGTGAAGCTGGTCCTCTTCTATTACCACGAACGAATCTGGCACCAGATTCCTTACGGCAAGGCGAACTGAAACCATGAAGCCGCAACCGATCCGATGCGAGAAACTGCCGCGGCGCAACGAGAAGTGCCCGTGCGGCAGCGGCAAGAAAGCCAAGAAGTGCTGTCTGGGAAAGATCAAGACCCTGGCCGCCCTGCCGCCGGAACTACGGCGGCAAGTGGTCGTTGCCAAGATTCTCGGCCACGATCCACTGGACCCGAGGGAACAGCCATGCGTTACCTGATCATATTTGTCGTTCTGATCTGCGGCTGTGTCTATACGCCGCCGCCGAACAAGGTGGACGAGGCCGCGCCCGTGCCGGTCGTCGTCACCATGCCGGTTGCCCTTGAAGTGGCCGCCGAAGCGGTGTCAGCACCGCCTGTCGCACGGCTCCCGGTTGCACCGCTCCCCACCGAGCCGGCAAAACCTGCGGCCAAGCCGACGCCCGAGGCGTCAGCCACTATGCCATCGTGTTCGCCTTGCTATCAGTCCTGCTATCGCCGCTTCTTCCGCCGAAGGTAGACCATGAGAACCCCGCGCTCGCTCAGCTATTCGTCGCTGTCGCTCTTCGAGAAGAACCCCGAAGAGTTCTACATCCGCTATCTGGCTGAAAGGCCGGCCCCTCGGCTGCCGCAGGAACCGCCGATGGCCGTGGGTGCCAGCTTCGACGCCCGCGTGAAGGCCGCCTTGCACGAGGCCCTGTTCGGCGTTGGCACCGATCCGCAATTCGAGTTTGCCGCCATCTTCGAGTCCCAAGTGGAGCCACAATGCCGGGACTTCGCTTTGGAGGCCGGGCAGCACGTCTTCGAGTGCTACAAGCTGACTGGCGCCTACGACGACTTGCTCGCCCTGCTCCGGGCGTCCGTTGAGCGGCCCCGCTTCGAGTTCAAGCTGGACGGCACCATCGCGGGTGCTCCCTTCACCGGCAAACCGGACTGCCGGTTCGTGCTCGACTTCGGCCAGGGACCGGTCCATTGCATCCTTGATTGGAAGGTCCGGGGCTACTGCTCCAAGCACGGGGCCAGCCCGTCGAAGGGCTACATGCTCTGCCGCGATGCCTACAACGGCGACAAGCCCAGCCGCAGTCACGGCAAAGAGCACGCTTCCTATCTGCCGATGGACCATCGCGGGCTGACGATCAACGCTGGCTACCTGGAAACGTGCAGCGACGAGTACGCCGACCAGCTTTGCCTCTACGGCTGGCTGCTGGGCGAGAAGCCAGGCGACGAGAACGTGGTCTGCATGATTGAGGAAATCGTCGCCAAGCCCGCCGAGGCCAGGCCGCTCCTGCGGGTCGCTAACCATCGCGGCCGGGTCAAGGGCGACTACCAGATGAAGCTCCTGGAACGGGTCGCCCGCTGCTGGCAGGCCATCACCAGCGGCCACGTCTTCATGGCCATGACCCGCGAGGAATCCGACGCCCGCTGCCAAGTCCTGGAAGAGACGGCCGTGGGCCTGGATGGCAACACCGAACTGGACCAGTGGTTCAACAAGGTCACTCGTCCCGCGTTCTTTTGATTCAGCAGTCCAAGACGTGCCACAAATGCAAGTCTACGAGGAATCCCTGCGTCGATTGCGCCAATCGACGCTCAATCCCGAGCATTTTGTCGAAGCCTTCAAGCGGCTTGAAGAAGTAGTCAACAAGTTCGGCGTTCCCCAGGCGGCTATCGACCTGGTGTACGTCTCGGAAGCCGACCAGCTCGGCCCCGACGATCTGGTGCCGATCATCACCGTCGCTTTGCGCCCCGCGGCCATTCGGAAAGAGAAAGAAGCATGACAAGTGTAACAGTGCTCCTGGGTGCCTTCGCCTGCGGGTTCGCAATGGACTGGGTGTGGACGTGCTGTGTCAACGCCGTGATGCAACGGCGACCAATGGCCGCCGCGAACCTGAGTGCCGTCCTCTACCTTTGCACCATCGTCTCCACAGTGCTGATCGTCGAGAAGTGCTTCTTGGCTGTGGCCGCGTACATCCTCGGCGGCTGGATCGGCACCTACGTCGTGGTCGCCAAGCGCGGCCACAGCGGCAGCAACCCGAGGCAGCAATGAAGCACATCCTGATTAACGCCAATTGTCTCGACTATCTCAACGGAACCCCACAGGTGTTCTGCACGATTTTTTCGGACCCGCCCGATAACATCGGCCTGGGCTACCAGACCTACAAGGACAAGTTGCCTGACCATCAGTACGTCGATCTGCTCGAAACCTGGCTTCATCTATTCATCCACAAAGCCAAAACCGTCTGGTTCAGCTACAACGCCCGCTGGACCTTCGAGGTCGGCCGGATCGTGACCGAAATGGTCCGGCGCACCAGCGGACTGGAAGCCAAGCCGTGCGTCCAGACCTTCACATTCGGGCAGCATTGCCACCATGACCTGGGAAACAACCATCGGCCGCTGCTCCGGCTGCGCTGGTCCGAAGCCCCGTTGTGCCCCGACGCCATTCGCATCCCAAGTTGGCGGCAAGAGAACGGCGATAAGCGAGCCGATCCTCGCGGCCGGGTGCCCGGCGACGTGGCTCATTTCGAGTATGGCGAGCGTGACACGTTGCCGCTGCCGAATTGGACCACGCAAGACGTTGAACGCTTTTTGGCAAAGATCGACCGCCGCAGTGAAACGGATTGTTGGGAATGGACAGCCGGTAAGCGCGCAGGTTACGGCCGTTTCCGCGTCGGTGAGCAACTATACGTTGCCACGCGCCTCATGTGGCGGCTGACGCACGGAGTTGACCCCATCGGTCAACTCGTGTTGCACGCCTGCGATAACCCTGGTTGCTGCAACCCGAACCATCTATTCATCGGAACTGATGACGACAACAACCGCGATAAAGAAAGCAAGCGGAGAGGGAACCATCCAAACGGTGAGAACAATGGATTGGCAAAGTTGACCACCGAAGATGTCGTTCGCATTTACCAGTCACCCGATACCCCGACCTGCCTTGCTCGACAATACGGTGTCACGGAAGCCAACATCCGGGCCATCAAGGATCGGAAGACATGGCGGCATGTCACGGGTGAGTTGGCAATGAGCGATGTCTTCAACTTCCCTCGCGTGACTGGCAACTCCAAGCAGCGACGGCCCTGGCATCCGACGCAACTCAACGAGGGCCTGATCGAGCGTTGCGTCAGGCTCACTACGCCGGAGGGCGAATCTGTCTTGGACCCCTTCGGCGGCACGGGCACGACGCTCAGGGTGTGTAAACGCACTGGCAACCCTTGCACGCTGATCGAACTCGACGCCGGCTATTGCGCCAAGATCGCGGAGGAACACGGCATGGTACGAAGCCAATATATCCACCGCGCGATCTGGGAGACGGAGTAATGAATCGCAACGTAGACGACCTGATCTTTGAGATGTGCAGCGACTTCGACTCAGTAAGAGCGGATGAATTGGAAATCCGCAAACGACTCGCGGCCTTGGAGGCCGCCGACCCTTCGCAGCAGCGGCCGAAGAAAGTCCCCTGCATTTGGGACCGCGTGGCCTTCATGGAATGGGAAACCGAGGAAGACCTTGAGATCATCGACTGGCCCTGGCCAAAGGAGATGACCGAATGATCGACAACGACTGGCGCGAACAGCCTGACGACGACATCAGCGGTCAAAACGAGCTTGAGGCCCTACGCGAGGTTGACAACGAAGTAGCAGCACGGCTGGCCGCCTTGGAACTTCTAGGCATCACCTTTCGGGCCAAGACCAACGAGATTGAACAGGTGTCCGCCCGCAGTACGGCCGAACGCGCCGGTCTGCAAATCCGTGACACCATCATCTGCGTGAACAATTACCCGACGCCAAGGTTTGACGATTTGATTGCCGCCATCCAGCGGCATCCGCCCGGCACAACTGTTCACGTCACCGTACACCGCGATGAAGTGACCCTAACGATCAAGGTCGATCTCGATACCTCTCAAAAGCGGCCGACGCCGAAGCCCAACTGCGTGAACTACGTCGAGTTCTAACCATGCTGATCGTCACAATCCTCGCCTGGGACTTACTGTATCGGGCCTTGAGAAAACGAATTGGCGACCGTTCCGGCCAGCACTTTTCGGTGATTTAACTGGTAGAGGGACGTGCAATTGCGAACGCCAACACGAAAGGGACCACCAACCATGATCGCACTGCCCGCACTGAACGACATCCTGGCGAAGCATGGAATCCACCCCAAGTTCTGGCCGGAGATTCGCCAGTTCGTCCAAGAGCGGCGCTGGCCGGGACGGGAATTGCTGACGCGGCTGGTCTACGTGGCCAACTACAAGGCCGCCCTGAACGACATCTTGGCCGAGCTTTGCACGCGGGTGGACCACAAGTGGCCGCCGGCCGATTTCCGCAGCCGGTGGGAACAGCAAAGATACGAGTCGCTGAGTCCCGAAGATGCCATGACTATGGCATCGGGCGGGTGAGCCGGCCGCAGCCCGTGAAACAACCAGACCCCTAACCGAAAGGGACCAACCATGATTGTCAAACTGCCCATCCTCGATGACATCCTGAAGCGCCATGCGATCCCCGAGAAGTTCTGGCCCGAGATGCACGGGCTCGTTGAAGACGGGGTGCGCCCCTGCCGCACCCTGGTGACTCGCCTGAACCGCGTCCGCAACTACAAGGCGGCTCTGAAAGAGATTCTGACCGAACTCTCCAAGCCGCTAGGACACAAGTTTCCGCCGGCCGACTACCGGTCGCCGGTGCCCTATGAATCGTTGCGATCCGAAGACATCGAGCCCGAAGGCTCAGTTCTTGCGGGTTCGGCGACCGCGCCGTGCAGCCAACAACGACCAACGCACGACCGACCAATGACCACTCGACGCCTGCACGCCATCCTCAAGCGACACGAGATTCCCCCCGAATTCTGGCCCGAGTTCCGCGCCATGGTCGAGCTACGCCAAACGCCCAGCAAGGAACTGTGGACCCGCATGAACCGTGTGGCCAACTTCCGGGCCGCCCGGAACGAGATAGCGATGGAATTGTCGAAGGGCCTCGACCACGAATTCCCGCCGGCCGACTACCAAGTGCCCGAGGGGTACGACTTCTACGGGCCGGCGCGGCGGAAATCGTCGAGATCGAAGACTTCCCCTCGGAAGCCATCGACCTCGACGCGGGTGTGCCGTCCGTAGCCCGTCAAGCAACCAGACCCTTGCCTCCTTCCTGGGTTGGAATCGGCTCCCGGTGCCGGAGCGTGTTGATCGACGGTCGGCACCAATTCCTAACAAACGTGGTCATCGTCGAATCGGAAAGCTGAGATGCCGTTGTATGACATCGGGTGCAGCGCGTGTGGGCACCAGTTCGAGGCGTTCCAGGCGATGCTCGCCCGGCCGCCTTACCGCTGCCCGAAGTGCGGAAAGAAGAAGGGCCGCCGCGTCCTGACCAATGCCCCGGCGGCCCACAACAAATACAGTCCAATGCACCCTCGCAAGAAACGTGGCCGAGGCTGACATGAAGACCAGCGAATGGCGTGCCCTGATTCGCAAGCTGCGGAAGCACTTCCCCGTCCAGGGCACCGTCAAGGTGATCCGCTATCCCGTCAACTGCGACTGCGGCCTGACAACCTTCGACGGCAGCATCTACCGCATCCGCGTCAACTCCAAGCAGCCCGATGCCGGCCTGGTGGACACACTGCTCCACGAATGGGCGCACGTCCGCGCCATCGAGCAAGCCTATCGACACGAGGGACCGTGGGGCGTGCTCTACGCCGAAATTTACGATGCCTGGACTCGCAACTTTGAGGGGCCGGAGGCCGCGCCACAAGGAGCCGCCTGATGCAGTTCAAGCGGAAGAGGCTCCCGGGCCAGAACCAGAAAGTCCGCCGCACCTGGCTGTGCGAGGAGGGCTACAGGATCGTCTGGCGCAAAGAGGTTTGCGGCGTCCGTGTGCCCGTCCGCTTCCAGGCCACCGTGCGCACGATCGTCCCGAACTATGGCGGGATCGAAGGCCAGTCGTTCGAGATGTGGGACTTCACCGATCCGGCCCACCGCCTCTTCAAGACACGAGGCAAGGCCGAGGAGACGTGCGAGCGGCACAAACGACTGTGGACCAAAGCCTGCGAGGCCACGGGCATCCGTCAACTAACGGAACTCTTTGGCAAGCTGCCCAACGGCTATCCGGCCTGGGTCCGCAAGAAACTCAATCACAAGGTCTACGAACTGCTGACTCGGCCGCGAAAAGCCAAATACCAAGAGGAAGAAGAATGTCCCGAGACTCCATCATCGGATGGCGCGTCAAGCCCCACCGGCCCTACAAGAACTTCGGACTCTTCTGCCTCGCCCACGGAAGCAGCCTCGGAAATCCCTATCCCTGCCTCGTCTGCGGAGGGCAAGGAACGGTCTACGACCCCACGGACCCGCCGTGCCCGGTCGAAGGCAGCAAGTACCGGCAACCCATCCGCTGTGCCGCCTGCGGAGGCAGCGGCAAAGGGACGAAAGAAGCCTGCCGTCAAGCGTACCAGAAAACCGTCGATGTGTACCGCCGGGAGAAAGCCGTCTACGACGAGTTCGCCCGGCTCCGCCGGCAAGCGCTCAAGAAGCTCACGAAAGAAGAAATCTTCGTCCTGCGGGAGCTAGGTCTATGAGCATGATCGACGGCGTGTTCGCCCATGCGGCGCAGAATCAGGTGGCGATGTACAACCGCATCGCCGAGTACGAGGAGGCGCGGGCCTTGAACGATCTGCTGACCTCCAAGCAGGCCCTCGAAAACCTCGGGCTGGCCAAGCGGCAGTTCGAGCAGCAGTTGCGGCCGGCAATTGTGCTTAGGCCGGTCCTCACCTACGAGGGCAACGAGTGGGTCGCCAGTTACGGCGACTTGCAGGCCCGCGGCCCGACGCCTGATCTGGCGTATCTGGCCTTCGATTCCGCTTGGGTAGGAAAGCAAGAGTTATGAAGATCAGTTACCGCGAACTCGCCCGTCTTCTAAATGAATGTGGCGAGCACATCCGCTTCGTGGCGTTCGCCAACGGCAATTGCCAATGGCTTGAGTCGGACGGCGACGACTGGCACTGCGTTAATCGCAGACAGGTGCGCTATCGCCTGCGCAAACTGGGTTATGGGCCTGTCGCAAGTAACTACCTCAATTGGGCACGCAATAATCCGTGGCGCGAGGTCGCTGCCTCTCCGCAGCCCCAAGAGTTCAGTCTGGATGCCGAAGGCTATGTCGAATGGGGAAGTAGGAAAGCCTTGAGCGTCACTAACGCCGCCGCGCTCAGGGGCTACGACCCAGCCCGAGCCGGCCTTCTTGCAAAACACTTGAAATCGCGCCAGACGGCCCTCGAAGCGATCCTCTCGGCCCTAAAGGAGTCTGCCCAGTCGTGAAGAAACTCTGCCCGAACTGCGAAGAGCTATTGAAGCCGACCGAGAGCCCCGAGGTCGGGCGCTGCGCCGGCTGCGGCTGGACCGGCCACTACTGGCGGGCCGCCAAGGAGCCAGTGCTGCCGGCCGTTACGCCTAAGATGCCCTACGTCAGCATCGACATCGAGACCACGGGCCTCGATCCCGAGACCTGCCAGATACTCGAAATTGGGGCCGTGTTCGACAACTGGACGAAGCCCATTGATAACCTGCCGGTCTATCACCGGCTGATCTACCACAAAGAATATCGCGGCAGCGCCTATGCCTTGGCGATGAACGCCAACTTGCTGCGGCACCTTTCGGGCCAACAAGAGCCGTGGTGGCGCGACCCAGATCAGGTTGCCGACGACTTCGCGGCCTGGCTGCGGGACGCCTGCGGCTGGGACGGGGAGAGGGCATTGACCCCCGCCGGCAAGAACTTCGCCTCCTTCGACCGGCAATTCTTGAAGCGATTACCACGCTTCGAGCAGGTCGTAAGGCTGTCCCACCGCACCATCGACCCCGCCATTCTGTTCCTCTGCCCAGATGATGAAAAGCTGCCGGACAGTAAGACCTGTTACGAGCGGGCGGGGCTGGATGGCAAAGTGGCCCACACCGCTGTGGAAGACGCGCTGGCGGTCGTGCGGCTGATTCGACTGGGAGTCAGCCGTCTGAGGTCGATGCCATGAAGAAGCCTGTCAACCGCGAACGAGCCAGATATTGCCGCGTCGTCAACAACTTCGTAGCCGAAGTCCTCAACGAGTCCGAGATCAAGGCCATCGAGCCAATGGCCGATCCCATCGTCCCCGATGTCATGGAAGACGGATGGATCGTTAAGGCCGGATTGGGATTTGAGGAATTGCGCTACGCGACCAGCGAACTTGTAGGCCGCTTCTGCCGGCGAATCCGCAGAGATTTTCGCCGCCGTGTCGCCACTTGGCAGACCCGCATCGAAGAGACCCGTGACCCCGACGAATACCGCGTCGTCCTGATTGCCAGTCTGGGCATTGCCCCGCAACCTTTGGAGAACGACAAATGACTCTCGACCGACTCACACAACTCACCCCGGCGAGCCTCCACCAGGTCCGCACTGAATTGACGGAGACAATCGCCGCCCTGCGGCAGGACGTGGGCACCAAGCTGCCGCCGCTGGACGAACTGGACCCGGCCTCACCCGACTTCGCGGCAATCGTCGGCACGATCAACGAGAACGTGCTGACTCTCGAAGTCCTCGTGAAGGCCGCCGCGGACATCGAGAAGCTGGAAGCCGCCGCCAACAAGATCATCCAGCGCGTGTGGACGCGGATCGAAAAGCACCACAAGGCTGTCGGGACGCCGGCTGTGGAGGCCAGCGCCGGTACGAGGGAGGTGTCGCAACCATGAAGCTCACGAAGGCCGACATCGAACGCCACCGCCAGTATCGCCTGGGAACTTCCGTTAATTCCCTTGGCAACTTGCACGAGCGAATGCGAGCGGTGCGGACGATGATGCAGATGTACCGTGAAGCAGGCACCCCGATCCCAAACGACCTCGAACAAGCCATCTGGGATTTGGAAACGGAGGTCAGCTTCCATGTTCCCGCAAAGCCCCCTTATGGAAAACGCACGACTCGTCCCGGCAGTGGGATATTTCGATGATCCGGTATTTGATCGAGCCAACGATCCAAGCCACCCTGGCCGTTGCCGCTTTGGCGGCGTGGTCACTTTTCGTTCGGAGGCTGGAAAAGAACCCATGAAAGTGAAACTGCAACAACTGGTTGCCTACAGCACGGGGGCCTTGGCCCTGATTGTCGTCGCCGCCGCAACCGGGTCAGCCGTCACCTACGCCATGACGCACCGCACGGAGACGCTGACCCAACTGGGCAGCTCTGCCCTCCAAGGCGTCGGGATGGCGGTCGGCGGCTGCCTCGGCTCGGCCCTGGTGCTGCGCTTCAAGGTGGCCCGCCGCTACGTCAAGAACGTGCTGAATGAAATCCACGAGAGGCACCGCGACAACCGCCTCTTGTAATCCCCAAAAACCAACAGTTCGGAGAAACCAATGCCGACCACTGTTTCCGACGATGCCCAACGCGCGGCCAAGCGTGCCGCCGACCGCGCCGCAGCGGAGGTGCGGGACCGGCAGATCAAGGCCGCCCGCGAAATTCTGCAACCGAGAAAGGTCAAGCTGGGCCAAATCCCCGCTTGGCTAAACGTGCGGCTGCGGGCCTATCGCAGGCGCAGGACGTGGCCCGACACCCGGTATTCCTGCGATGACTCGTTCTCCGACACGATTCGACGAATCGCCGAGGAGGCTACCGTCAAGGACATGCCCTGGTGGCTGGACCACTGGGGCACCTGCATAGAGAACCGCTATGATTGTTGCGCAAAGGCGGGCGTTTGCTTCGTCTCCGAGCCTTACCACTTCTGCGGCGACACGGCCAAGCTGCTCGACGCGCTGGCCAAGGCCCTCGATCTGACCTGGCACGTTTTGCCCAATTCCTACTGGTATCCGGGGCACACGCAGCGGATCGTGCTGCACCAACGCGAGAAGTGTCCCCTTGGGCCGACGACGCACCGCGAACTGGGACTGGCGCTTCACGCCCTCAACAATCAAGCCTGCCGCTTGGCCTGCGATGTCGCCGGTCACCTGGGCAAGACGCGCCCCGTCGCCAAGGCGCTTTTCTGCGTCGAAAAGAACCTCAACGCCGCCCGCTCTGCCTTGGACGACGCGCTGTGCGCGCAGTCTCACCGCAACTTCGACAGCCACGTCTACTACCCAGGCGTCGAGACCGAACCCAAGCGTTTCGACGAATGCTGCGACCTGCCGGCCATCGCCGACCTACTCACGCGGATGCAGGACCAGTTGGCCGACGCAATGGAAACCGCGCTGGAGATGGTGCCGCTCACCTCGCGGGCCGGAATGGCTCTGCAACGGGCGGACGGGGCGCTCTATCAGGCCGCCGAATTGGTGGGCTGGATCAAGGATTTCCCGTTGCCGGCCCGTCGCAGAACCAGGGTTCGATGAAGGGAGGTGCCGATGCCTAACGAAGACGAAATCCGCCGCAGCCAGCCGCCGGTCAATCCGGCAATCCAGGAATTGTTGGCGAACATCCCCGAGTTCGACCCGCGCCGCCGGCAGGTTGAAGAGTTGCAGAAGCGGTGGATGCGGATGCCGCCGGAACCGGGCAGAAACCATCCTTATCAAGAAGATCGAGCAACGTGAACGCTGCCGTCAACGCCCTTTACGGCGAGTACCTGAACCAGACCGGGGGTGACAAGGTTGCCGCGGCCACCTTGACGCTGGCCTCGGTGATGCTGGAGGTTCACACCATGATGCTGGCCCCGGTCACCGCCGAGAAGCTGGCCATGACGGAGAAAGCAGCCCATTCACACGATCAACCGTTGACCGTCCCCGAAGTGGCACAGGCGCTACGGGTCAGGCGGTCGAAAGTTCTCGGCTGGATACGCAAGGGCAAGTTGAAGGCGTTGAACGTTACCGACGAAGGTCGCCCTCGTTACCGCATTTATCGGCATGACTTGGAAGCCTTCACGTCGATACAGGCGTCTCTACAATCGCCGACGCCGCGACGGCGTTCGCCGCGTCGCCGACCACTACCGCCGGTGCCGGAGTATTGCTCGGGAACAGCCAATCGTGAATGAAGTTCGACACCGCCAGCAGCAGATGATCCATCGCGGTGTTGCCCGCTTCATCATACCACTCGTCGGAAATCTGGTTGCTGAACTCGCCCACCCGCTCAGCATCCAGGTGGCCCATGATGATTTGTGCTCCCAGGGCACTCCGCCGCCGACCGATGGTGTAGGTGACGTGGCGCAGCGCATAGAAGCCACGCCCTTTACGATGCAGGTGCAACTTCTTCGTCAGCTTCGTAAAGACCTGCGAGATCGGGTTGTCCGATCCGTCTTTGGATTTCGCGTTGTAGGCGTTCGCGTACTTCGTCACGAACACCAAGTCGGAGTGATCTGAGTCGCTTGGCACCTTGCGGTGGGCATAGACTTCCCGCAACGCGGCCACGGTCTCGGGCCAAAGGGGGCAGCGGCGTTCTTTGCCGGTCTTCGCCCGGCTAAAGTCGATCCAACCCTTCTCCAGATCGACGACGGAACAGCGAAGCGTGGCGCAATCTTCGTTGCCGAAACCGCAATTGACCGCCAAGAGGATCATCGCTTTCAGTCGCGGCGGGGCCTCCGCTAGCAACTGGCGAATTTCCTGGGCCTCGAAGAACTTGTGGCCGCGCGTCTCTTGCCGGCGCTTGCGCTTCACGCGGCGGCTGGCCCGCCGGAACAGTGACCCCAGTTTCATGGGCCGCTCGGTGAAGTCTTGGTCGTTGGCGTAGTTGAAGAAGACCATGATCTTCGCCTTGTCACCTTCCAGCGAGTGGGGCGATTGGTGGCATTTCGTCATGGCCTCAAACAGCTTTTCCCCGGCTCGTGGTCCCACGGCTTCCAAGGGGAAGTCCGCCCCGAGCACGTCGATGATGCGGTTGCCGTAGGTCTGATATTCGTTCCACGTCCGCTGCTTCAACTCCCCGGCCTTGACCTTCAGGCTGCTGTGATGCATGAAGTGGTTGACCATTTCCTTGATGGTCATGCCTTGCGGCTTGGGGTCCGGTTGTTGTCCATTGTACAACGCCGGGGCCTGCCGCTGAAACTCGGCAAGGGCGTCTTGCCAAGTACCGGTTTTCCACGAGCCGAAGTAGTGCATTTCCCCCCGAATCACCTTGGCCCATTGTCCATTGCGGTGGGGGAAAAGAGGGAAGTCCGGGTAGGGCTTGTGAGGGCGTGGGGCTTTGGTAGAATGACGCATGGCACCTCTCCATTAAAGGATAGACTATTGGCCCGACGACTGGTAATTTGGGTAAACTACTGTCGTCACCTACTGTCGTCCCGGAGATTGCCACTACGGAGGTACGAGTTGCGAGGCCAGTTAAGACTAATACTGACAAGCACTTAGCTTCCGTCGCCCCCTTAGCTCAGTTGGTAGAGCATCTGACTCTTAATCAGGTGGTCGAAGGTTCAAGTCCTTCAGGGGGCATAAGTTAAAGCCTTACGCAGCAACGAGTTGCGTAAGGCTTTTTTCGTGTCTGGCTGCTAACTTTGGCTTCTGCTAACTATTTTGCTAACTATTTGGTCGGCAAAATGGACGGCAGCCGAGCGCCACCGTAGGATCGCCTTAACATCGCCGTTGATCCGCCAGATGGCTGTTGCCGCTTTGGGCCGCAATAGTCGCCCTAAACCCGACGGGGTGATCCGCCTTGGTGCGGGAAGGAGTACACGGACAGCGTTGCAGCGAAGATCGGAAACTCGCCCGCTTCACCCGAGCGAATGGGAGAGGCAGTCCAGAATTTCAGGTTTCCAGATTTCCAAAAATGGAAATGTGGAAGCCTGCTGTGGTCGCCGTCGGCGACCGTCGAAGATCAACATCGCAAATGCGATTTTGATTCCTTCATCGCCGCCCAATCCTCTCCCTCGCCGTCTTCGAATACTTCCCGATCCGCTCGATCCCGACGGCCTGCGAAGCTCCGCAGTCGAGAACACCTGTGGACGAGCAGCCCTGCGACCCTGCACCGTCTGCGGCCCAATCCCCTACCAATCTCGGCAGGGTCGTCGCCAGGAATTACAATATCAGAGGTCGTCCCCCTGAAGGGCGAGATTCTCCGTCCTCGCCGACCGTCTTTTCCAACTGGTAAATTTTACCAGTTGCTTCCATTTCGGCTCGGACATCCAGATGGATCGGCAAGATGCTCGGCGTCCACCATGCGACCGTTGCCAGCGTCCGAGGCGAACTGGAGTCAGTTGGATATTTTATCCAACAGGGTCGGCGGGTTGGCATCGATGGCAAGACCTACAAGGCCACGAAGTCGCCAAGGTCGTCGCCGGTCCTTCGGTGGAGCAGAAAAACAGGATTGAAGCGGCGACACTGATCCACGGCGACTGCCACAAAGTTCTGAAAACGATGCCCAGCAAGAGCGTTGATGCGATCATCTGCGACCCACCGTATGCCGAAGTGCGGCCGAGGGGGGAATATGGACGGATTTCCGAAAGGGAATGGCACTCGTTGATGAAGGATGTCGTCATCGAGTGCCGTCGAATCCTGAAGCCAAAGGGATCGGCGGTGTTCGTCCTTCAGTCCAACGCCGAGCGGATGGGAAAAATGCGGCTTTGGCTGTGGGAGTTCGTGGTTTGGGCGGGAAAGACCTGGAACTTAGTGGAAGATGTCTATTGGTGGAATTACACGGCCACCCCGACCCGAGGGGCAAAACGTGAGTTCGGCCTGCTACGCCCCAGCGTGAAGATGTGCGTTTGGCTTGGCCCGCACGATTGCTTCCGAAACTAGGATGCGGTGCTTTGGTCTCCGTCCGATTCGTTGGCGGCAAAACGCCGCTCGGACATGGCGTTGAGGATCGGCCCCAGCGGACGATGCTGCCGCAACGACACGATCACGAAGGCAGCGGACCAGCGTGGTGGAACAACGCCTTTCAATCTCCTGCCAATTTCGGCCAGCGGCCAGTCCCTTGAGACCGAAGACCATCCAGCCGTGACGCCTTATGATCTGGCGGCGTGGTGGTGCCGCCACATTTTGCCCAAGAAAGGAGTTTTGCTCGACCCTTTTTGTGGCAGCGGCACGATGCTCTTGGCCGGGCTGGATCAAGGTGCCAGCAAGGCGATCGGCATCGACCGGGAGAAGAAGTACCTGAAGATTGCGGAACGGCGGATCGCAAAGGCGTAGGCGTTGTAGCACTTTGCTCGGCCACCCCATTCGGGATCAGCAACCGGCTGGCCCAAGGGAACAACTCTTGGTTTGGCCGCCGTCACGTGTCACTCGTCAGAAGTCGGCATCGGAATCAGTCCAGACGTGAAGAAACGGAAGGTTGTCGCCAAGGGGACTGAACAGTTCAGTGGCTTGCAGGGGTGCTGACCTGGGCATTTCTTCACCAGCGCAGTTACGGCGCAGTCCCTGCAAGAGGGGGCTGGCCTAACCAGTGCCTTATTCCGTGGCGGCATCACGACGTTGGGACCAGTACAAAAGTTGGAACAGAAGCGTTCCGACAACCCAGTCGGCCTCGGTGAGCCCCCAGGACGCAATCTGGCGGCTTGTTGAATTCAGACGACTTCCCCGGCCGTCCCTTCTTATTGCAGCCCCGCCACGAGCCCCACAGAGCCCTCCGCCACATTCCCACAGAACGCCCGCCCTTTCTCACGAGCTTTCGCCTGTGACCCCATAGTCCTTCACATGCAGCGTTGGCTGGAGACCCAAACGGGCAAACTCCTCCAGGATCACCTCCTGAAATGCCTGCACGTACTGCCCCGTCGTTAGCAAGCTGTCGTGGATCGTAAATACCGGGGCCTCAGGCAATTCCCTCATAAGTCTGCGGCAAAGCCCATTGATCACGAAATTGGCCTCGATATTCTGCATCAGGCGTGGCAGAAATCTATAATCTCGGCGTTTATGAACCTGCATGACCTGCGCCACACCGGAGAACAACTCCCTAAAATCATCCTTCAACGGCGACCGAAAGCTGTTCTTCCCATAAATCATTTGGAAAAACTCTTCCTTAATCCAGTCTCGAACCAGGATTTCCCTCCGTCCCATCAGGTATTCATACAACCGCCCCTCCTCACACAGCGTCACAAACAACCTTTCATCAGGCTTCAGAAACTCCCTATTAACCAAAGCGGAGCGTGTCAACCGGTTTGAGACAACTGCTTTTCGGAATTAGTGTCGCGCGGTAGCCCTAACACACGGGGTTCCGGCCGGTCGGCCGGAGGGTTGATCCAGAC